ACCATGTTGCCTTGCATCACGATAATCTTTGCGCTCATATCTAGTTTCTTTTTAAATCGTTAGAAATCTGTTATGCAACTCTCATAAGGTTTGCCTTCTTGAAGCAACGCCATTCTTCTTTCTCGGTATCGAAGTACACTTGACAAGTGTCATTCATCTTGCGACCTGCACCCTGTGTAGCTGGAATAACCTTCTCGCTCAATGTGCCGAATGCCTCACGCAAGCTGCCATCAACCTTCTGAAAGTAGAACTTCACGATGCGCTTCTTCATCTGACCCTTCAGCTTGATGTTCATCCAAGCAACCTTTAAAGCCTCGCTCATTGTATAGCCGTTCTTCTTGATGAACTGCCAAGCAAGCTTCATTACCTCACTCAATGTATTTCTTAATGTAGTAGCCATAATCACTATACCGTTTTACGAGTGCCGACTCGGCTGTATAACAGCAATTAATAGTTAAACTTTAAAGCCTTTATCTCTTAAAGACATTGCAAAGATAGTAGTTTTTTCTAATACTTCCAAACATTTCTATAAGTATTTTCTAATATTAACACTTATTTAACACATATAAGGCTTTTCTAAACATTTATTTGCTATTTATTAGCCGTTTCTAATATTTAACTATTTTTCTTTGGTAGTATAAAAGAAATAAGCTATCTTTGCAGCAAAATAAATATTAGTATTCACTTATATATAATAAGGTATGGACTTAAAGAAAATAATTAGAAGTCATGGACAAACCATTTCATCTGTAGCCGAAAAGTTAGGTATAACCCAATCGGCATTATCACAACAAATCAATAATGGTTCTATCTCGTTTGCAAAAGTAGAGCAAATAGCCAATATTTGTGGTTGTTCGCCATCTAGTTTTCTTGCTATTGATGGTGAAACCTTATCACATCCGGCTATCATCTGCCCTCATTGCGGCAAGCCTATCGAGTTGGAGATTAAGGCAAAGGAGGGGAAATGATATTCCTCTCCTTTAACTCTTCTATTCTTTCTCCTTCAAAAAGCCTATACCTGCATGAACATTACCCAACTTATACCAAGACTGGGTTAAAGTCATAACATAACTACTGAAGGATTCTTCCCCAATATCAAGTGTGAAGTCTTCATCTACATCAGGCTCTCCATGTCTTACGTACCCCTTATTCGGGGTGTATAGCAATCTATGATATGAGCCGCTCTCACAAATATAAAGTCCGCTATTACGCCAATCTGAACTCCAAAATTCCGGTTTATTCACGTAACAAAGCATTACATCACCATCGTAAATAGGAATACTATGACTTCGTTCATCCTTTTCTCCAACAAACTTTTCGCTATCAACATTGTCAGACTGACGGATAACAGATACGATGGAGTAACCATTTCCAATAAAGTCCGCTATATCAACATATGTTCTTTGCTCTCTAAGGTCAAATTCTTGTTGGCTTCTTACGCCATCTTTCTCAAATATTACAAGTATTCTTGTATACTTATCACCAAAATTGACCATACTTAGAATCAAGCCGTTGTTCATGTAAGACGCATAAGCTTCTTTGGCTAGTGTTAACACACGCTCTAGATATTCCAATGGCTTGTATCTAACTAACCAAGACTGACCTTTATGCATCTTTTGCAAGTACGAATACATGTTCATCGCCTCGCATTCATCTATTCCATGCTTCTTGCAGACCAACTTGAACTTATCCGGATAAACACTAGTTACAAGTCTATCCAATTCGTCCATAGCTTGCATAGCCTTCAAATAATCATTCGCTTCCATTTACTAATCTTTAAGTTTTTCAATTATATAACCACGACCTGTATAGGTACAAGACAAGCCGATATACACTAGCTGATGTAAAAGCCACAATTCTTCAGTGAACGGCAATCTATTACACTTCACAAACTCATCTTCATCCTCAAAATCGGATGCCTTTTCCAATATTTCTTCCTTTGTCATTATCTTTAAATTTGTGCCCGAAAGCTGTTAATCCGCATCTTTTATTTTTTGTAATGTGTCAAGTATCACGTTTGCAATCTCAAACCTACCGACATTTGGATTCTGTGGGACACTATAACACAAAGCTTTTAAAAGCTCAAAACATTGATTCTCATATAATATCATACGCTTACTTCTTTTGATTAAAATACTTTTCCAACTCTCGAAGAATGAACATCCCTCCTATCTTGAAAGACTGTTCTATCACTACTCGATGTTCCTTAAATACGTTTTGACTTCTTGCAAACCGAAACGCTTCATTCTCTAGTATAAGCACAAACTTATTAAATTCTGCATCGGTCATTTGCATTCACCTCCTTTGATAATTAAGTCAAACAATTCATCTGCGTATATCCAACCATCCAAACCATAAGCTTTAACTTCTAATTCCCACATTTCTTGATATGTGCCGCAATCAGTCTTGTACATCATATCGTATAGGTTGTAAAGATTTCTATAACCGCAGTCTCTTGAGTATGCAAGAATCCTTCCTCTGCCAATTTGAGGAACTTCGTTAGCATTATGAATCAAATCTTTGAATATCTCTTTCTCTGCCCAATCAATGCCATCCAAGAAATGCTTATCGGCATTTTTATCTCTTTGAACCATAAAGCCGTTTTTGCTAACCTTTCTGATTACACGATAGCTTTTTCTTGCGTAATCTCTGGCGGCTTGAATTTTTTTCTTTATGTCTATCATAACTATTACTATATTAAAAAGGTAAATATGGACGTTCAAGAAAACTAAGTAAAACAGCATGTTCTTTATATGCGAAAGAATCTGTTCTTCCCATTCTCTCAAAGCGTTGCATTTGCCTTTTACAATGCTCTATAAGTTCTTTCTTAAAAGCTTCGTTCATAACTTACCTCCACATCTTTAGTTGTACCTAACAATGATTCGTTGCCTTCGTAAGGGATGCAGAACTCCCATCTACCATTAACACATACATAGTCAAGATATTCATCTGTCTTATCTGTATGGCTAAATATATTTGCACGCCATTCCTCAGTTTTTTGATGTCTAACCAACACATTATCGAATGGTTTCAGCTCTACCTTTGGCTTCAAGTTCACAATCATTTTCTTCTCAGCATCCCAAACCTTGCCTTCCTTTTCGAGAGCTGAGAATAGCTGTTTTTTCTCTGAGTCAGTGGCAAGGCGAAGTTTACAAAGGTCTTTCTTAAAGAAACAAGTTCTATAGCCCATACTCAAAGTTAGACTACTTAAATCTAAAGAAATAAATGAGCTATAACCTTCTGATAAATCAGTTTTATCTGATACTATAAATGCATCTTGTCTATTACCATAGTCGGCAAAAGCTATATCCCCATCCTTGAACTCTGGCTGAGTCTTCTCAATCTCCAAAGTCTCAAGGTTTAGTATGCCACCTAATTTTCTTTCAATCTCTCTGACATATCCATAGGCAATATTGTTTTCTAACTTGTCAAACTTAGCTGTTTCTGCATTTGATACGTCTTCGTAACCATCCCTGCTATTAGAATAGCATCCGTTGAACTTTGTATAATCATCAGATGCCCATTCTTTGAAAATGCACATAAATTCACAATCACTGATAAGAACATCGCCCTTCTTCCAAGAGAATTTTTCCCAATCACGCATTGATTTGCTAGGATAGATGCACAAAACTCCTTCCTTGTACAATTTACCGTCTTTATCGAACCATGGCTCTTTATTATGATGCTTAACTTGAAAAGCATCACATGCATCAGTAACGACATATAACATAACACTTCCAAACATATCAGTCCAGAGTTTCGTACCTTCTGGCTTATCCTTGAGGATTTCCGCTATATTAATCTTTTTTTTCATGTCTGTTTTTTTATATTCATTTATTCTTCACTAAAATATTTCTTAACAAACGCTCGTTCGGTGAGCCATTTTCCAAACCCCACTCTAAAGTAACGCTTTGATTTACCTTTCACAAACCCATATTCATCACGAGGTGTATTTACACTTAGGTATATCTTAGGAACATGGTTCACCGATACGTATGCAGTTATATATTCATCCGAGAATGCCAAATGCTGAACTTCACGGAACTTTACACTTTTAAAGAACATTTCCTTCATAAGCCTTAGTCCTTATAGATTGCATCAAGAATGCTTCTGAAATTCGGATTATCAATAACGGCTTGGGCATCTTCTTTGTTCTTGAAGTAAATAGCACCTTCGTTATAAACACTACTAGAAGTAATACCGTATTCGCTGGTTCGCATGATATTATGCTTGCATTCTTTAGAATTCCAATCCGGTTTCCAATCTCCATTATAACATTTAGCTATATCCATTAACTTATCCAATGCAACAATTTTCTCTACATTACTATTAGTAACATTAGCAACGACAGGACTAAGACCACGGTCTATTAAAGTAGATATAACATCCTCATAGCTGAAGGGTCTCTTCTTGAATGCTATAATGCCCGCTTTCAAGTCACTTTTTTCAATATCCACTTCCATTCCTTTAGGAATATCTATGATTAACTTATTATCTAGCATTTTCATTTTTCTTATGTTTCATTTCCAAAATATATTTTTTATTCACAACCAACTCGAAGAACTTATATTTAGCATGCATATAGTTGCGACCTAAATCAACTCCACCGACAAATTCTTCTCTATACCAAGAGATTGCCGTATATTTTACAATATCATGCTCTTCCGGATGATTCACACGACCATTCCACACATCTGTGCGAACCAAATCGCAATACCCATCAGGTAATTTGGCACGTATCATTCTTGTGTTCTCCGCATCAATATAGACGTTTTTGTATTCCAAATCTACGCCTAAAATTTCCTGATTAAGCTTTACTACATCCATATCTCATTAATCTTAAAGCACTACGTTGAAGATCCCTCGGTTTTAACGGATTTTTCTTCAACATTTTATTCGCTTCGTTTCGTATCTTGCGGCTTTTCCACTTCTTTGTAAGACGCATAGCCTTTAACAAACGATGGTCTCCAGCTAGCTTTCCTGCATCCTTCTTGCCACAATAATAGCCTTGCCTATATGCCCAATATCTAGTCTTATAGACTTGCTTCATTATCTTCTTAGCTTGTCTTATTTTCATATCAACCTCACTTTCTATGGAAAAACGTTCCATGACACCAGTCGCTGCTTTCAACATACTCATGTAGTTTAGTACATCTTCCTGCGAACATACCATTGAAATGTTTACAACGACCGCATTCCTTTGAAGTTCTCAAAATTGAACGAAACAAACTAACGTTAGCACTCGGCATATTTACCTTATTCCATCTGATAGTTGCTTTCTGATAGAGATTCTTTAATCTAGGAATGAATCTACTCTCTTTCTTGAATGTATATTTTGAATCGAAGTAACGTGTGTCCGTTCCTTTCGCCATCATATTCAAGATTTTCTTAGCTTGTCTTATCTTCTCTTTATACCTACATATACAGAGACCAAATCTCTTGGAATGTATTCTAACTTATCCATAGCTTAGTCCTTTTTATTAACGAAATCCTCATACTCACCAATCGTGATTTCCACGAAGTCTTGATTTTGCTTCTCAGCTCGGATGCTGTTATCAAAGTAAACGAAAATACGGTCTTTGTGACGAAGGAGCTGAGTAATAGAGAAACGGCTAGCTAGAGAGACTTCTATATTCAGTTCCTCCATTACCTCGAAATGGTTAGCAACGGATTTATAGGAGAGAAGAACGGAGGCTATTACCTTGCCTTGCTTATATCGCTTATTAGGCGCAATAGCTACATAGTAACCATCCTCCAATTTTACACCGTCTATCTTCTTCCACACCTTCTTATCTAGCGTATCGTAACGCTCAGAAGGAACCCATATAGCAGTAATCTCGTACACTCTTGTGAGAGTTCCGTTAGCCTGATAGCCCTGATATTTTTCAAATTTGAAACCTACGGCTTCTTCTACTCGTTTCATGTAGGCTTTATGCTCTTCAAATTCAGCATCGAGAATACTCTTAATGTATTCATAAGCCTTTGTACCTTGTTTTGCTTCGTATAACATATCTCTTTATTTTTTACGATGATTAAACTTCTTAATAGCATCTTTCTTTGAAGCTGCCATAATCTTAACACCCTTGATGGTGAACTCATGCTGTTCCTTTGGCTGGCACTTCTGTTTGTCGGATGGAATGTTGCCTTTCGGAACATTAAATCTAATACGTGGAGAACCAAAAGGAAAATTATCACCCATTTGGTATTCCAATTCAGTTTGCATACCAATCATTGATAACAATCCATTCATACGCTTTACTTCATTAAACTAAGTTCTTTCTAGCCCAAGCGTCTGCCTTTGGCTTAGTCTTGAACTGCTTATCTTTCACTTCATGCCAAACTCCATAAGGAGCGGTCTTATACTCGATGAGAAACAAACCTTTCTCAATCTTGACTATTCTATATTCAAAATACATAATCAAAACGCAATTCTAAAATCCTTGCCTTTCAAAGTAGGTCTCTTTAAAAGGACGAACTTCTCTAATTTTTCAAAATCTATCGGGAAGAGCGCACAATATTTATACTTTAATGTGCAGATGAATCTTCCGTTGAGCATAACATCAAAAATAAAAGTCTTCATTGCTCACCTTCTTCCTGCTTTGGCAGTATGTCAGATAAATAAGCCCACTTGATGATTTGGCATCTGCTAATCGAATGTCTCCAAGATTCCTCATTCCAAAGAATGGATTCTTTAAATTGTAGATAAGCATCGTTATCAAAACCAAGGGTAATAATATCGCTCTTGCTCTTATCTGGCTCTTTTGTATTTGGATGCCATAAATTCTTCATCAACTCATTGATAGCCCACTTAGCGCCAGCCTTGAAGCTATCTTTGCCCCTAAGACAAATCATTTCTTCCTCAACCTCGCCACTATTGTATCTAGCATACTCTGTCTCAATATGCTTATTAGCAGCAGCTTCTATTTTCTTATCGTCAAAAACCATTTTATTAAGCTTCATAACCATTATTACGTAGTTCTTCAATTAAAATCTTAACATCTTCTATAGATTCTCTTGCAAGAGTTCGTAGATGAGTTCTGCGAACTGCTTCAGGGCAAGCGCATCTATTATCATGTTCATAATCTTCCCCTCGTTGTTTTACTTTATCTCTAAACAACTCGGCAGATTTCTCATACAAAAAATCTAATTCTATTTCAGATAATTTCATAATCAAACCTCCTCTTTAAATTCGGACTAACACTACAAGCCTTTATTTCGATTATCGAAAACATGCTCACCAAAAATCTTCTTAAGTACTTTCATATACCTAATCTTTTATATCTTTAATATAACACCACTTTGTGATGTTGTTTCTCCTTACATAATCTTTCCAATAAACAAAAGAGTAAAGATAATCAGCTTCGTACTTAAGACCTCCATCGTCTCCATCATACCATTCTGTAAGAATCCATTCTTCGTAGTTTGGAGCTTCTTTTACAGAGTACCATTTAGTCATTGTTCACCTCCTTCCTTTGGAAGTAAATCACTAATATAGAGCCAGCTAATAATATCATAATTAGTTCCAATATATTTGAAATCGTAATCATACCATCCAAAATCGTGAAAAGATGATTGTTCTATTCTTTCTTCATCTTGAAACATCCCATGATTAGGATGATAAACAACTCTTACCAAACATGTTCTATTTTTATCAGGCATTTCGCTAGCAGGATGCCATAAGTCCTTAAGGAACTCTTCCTTAGTTAATCTCTTTTCCATTTTTCAGTCTCCTTCACATAAAGTTTCGTTAACCTCGTCATTGTATGTGTGAGTAACCGGATTGTACTCGGAATGGGTCGCATCTACCCTACCTTTCCGGTTAGTGAAATAGATAGCATTTCCATTGTCATAAAACCTGTACACTGTTATACTATCTACAACAAACAATTTCTCGACCTTGAATTTGTCAACAGAATCCGAGATTTGGACTCTTGTACCCTTACCTTTGCAACCTACCAAAATGGCGGCAACGGCTATTATCATAATTACCTTTTTCATATCAACTTCTTTTCTTCTTGAAGAATACGTCATTCATCGTACCCTAATATACTAAAGAACTCATCCATTTTTGAATTTAGATTGTTTGCCATTAACATATATGCCGGAACGGAGCGACCGATATTGCACTCTAACTTCAATGCATGTATCATTACTGAAGCTTGATGGCTTGAAATCTTAACCCTATCCAATCTGGAAAGTATTTCGCTCTGCGAATCTGCATTACGAAACACTTTCTTGATAAGACTTTCTATGTACTTACGCTGCTTGTCCGTCATTGCTCTTATTGTGCTCAAGAGACTCAACCAAAGCCTTCAGACCATTGAAGGTAGCATCCACCAACTCCTTGCTATCGGAAGCATCAAAATACCAATTTCCAATAATCTTGCTATTATTTTCGGCAAACATCGTAATACTCGTATGAGTATTTGAAGACGACATCTGGATAGACTCCTTTGTTCTACCCATGAGGCTGGCAATCTTTACCAACACCTCTACATAAACATTATTCTTTTCCACTTTCTTCTTACAGTTTTTGTGGTGTGTCTCACCTTTTTAAAATTAGTAACCTTGTTTCTTAATTACAATGCAAAGATACAAAGAATATCCGAAATATGCAAACTTTTTAATGTGTTTCTTTTATTATTTAATATATCGTAACATATAACACCGATAATTTGCTGACGTTAACACAAAAATCCCCACCACTACATTATTATATATAGTGATGGGGCAAACCTTTAAAACAAAATAGCATTATGGATTTCTACGATTACTATCATATCAAATCATCCACATAAGCCCATTTATAGATGGCGTTTGATTTCGTGAACCTATTCCACCATTCCTCGCCTAAGAAATTCAGATGCTTGAAACGCTTACGAACCTTAGTCAGACCGACAATGCGTCTGTTGTACTCCGGCAATTCTTCAACCGAATGCCAAGCACCTTCCTTTTGATATTTCATTCCCAACTCCAAGGCTTGCTTGGCTATCTGCCTTGCACCTTGACTAAAGTCTATCTTATCAATCAACATTTCTAAGTCCATAATCAAATAACTTTTATGTTTACTTTGTCTTCAAAAAACGCTTCTAGCACTTCCTTGGCTTTTGTATCTGCTTCATCCAAGTCTTTGCATTTGACTACTTGAACACCATAACCTATAGGGTTACGCAATTCATAACTGCCTTCAGCCTTAACCAACCGGAGGAAAATATCTCCACCTTTAAAGCGGTACGAATATCCTTCTGTTGCCTCGTTCCATTGTCTAACTATGTTCCTCACCGCCATAATATCTTTGCACTTTTACCAATGTAGCACTAGCACCCTCAATGTAGGCTGCGATAATGACATTTCTATATAGCTCACTATTTTCCTTATCAATTCCTACCAAGCCTTCTGTTGATTTCAAAGGCTCAATTGTAAATTTATAAGCCTCCTCTACTATCCAGCTAGGAACTCCATTTGAAATCAAATTCTCACAATACTCATTCATAATTTAACCTTTTAAAATTAGTGGATGACAAGGGATTTAAACCCTTGTTGGTGTCAACACCTCCCCAGTGACCTGGTTTGACATACTCCCTCGCTACTTGCAAGGAATTGTTGGGTGACTAACGTGGCTGCACCCTTGCGATTGCTCGGACGGCTTACTACCACTACCCAATTCGGCAATGCCCTGCCGAAGTATATTCTCAGCTGCAAAGAGGTCTCTAGGATGAACTGCACCACAAATAGGACAAGTCCAAACCCTATCACTCAATGACAGCTTATCATTCTTATAACCACAAGTACAAAGGCGGCTCGAAGGGAAGAATCGGTCAATCTTATGAACCTGAACGCCATATTTTTTCGCAACGTGTTCCAACTTCACAACGAAATCGCCATGAGCCAAGTCAGACATCTTGCGTCCCCAATTACGCTTCATTCCCTCCAAGTTCAAATCCTCCAAGCAAATCAAGTCATAACGCTTGCACAACTCATGCGCCATCTTCCACTGGAAATCGGAACGCTTGTTCACAATATCCCGATACAATCGCTCCAATTCCAGCTTCTTGCGCTTGCGGTTATTGCTGCCCTTCTTGCACTTCGAGAGGTTGCGAGACCTGCGTCTAAGCTCCAACAAGTCAGTTTTAAGGAACTGAGGATTATCAATCTCACGCCCATCGCTCAAAGTCATGTACTTCTTCAATCCAAAGTCGATGCCCACGGATGCACCATCATGTGACTTTCCGTAAGACTCGGCTTGCTTGTCTAAGCAAAGGACGATAAAGTACTCGCCCAACTTGTTTCGCTTGACCGACACCCTCTTGACCTTGCCATCGTAGGGACGGCTCAGAGAGAACTTAAATGACTTCTTTATCTTGTTTATCACAAACTCGTTTCCACTAAGGGAATAGCCATTTTGTTGAAAGGCAAATGAACCAAATTCTATTGCTTTCTTAAATTTTGGTGGACGCTTCGCATCATGCTTGAAGAAACGCTTGTAAGATATATCCAATCTATCCAACACCTCCCTAACTGTTTGACAATTAAGCAATGTTGGTTTATAACACTTAGAGAAATGCTTATACATAGTAAATCTTGGAATGTACTTGTGATACAGCTTATAGTATCTCTTCTGCAAGGCAAGAGCGTGATTCCAAACATAGCAAGCCTCACGGAGCATCTTATCCAAATGCTTCGTCTTCTTCGTCCGATATAGCTTGTACTTGTATGAAATCATATTCTTAAATTTTAACCAGTTTTTGAAAGGTGTGTCTCACCGAAATTCACTTGCAAAGATACGAAATTTCTTTCATATATGCAAGGAAATCGGCAAGAACTTTCACCTGTTTTATAATTAAAGTGCCAATGGTTGTCGGCAAATTTTAAGTGTTCACATCTTACGATGCGGTATTAACTATCTCCCTGCCCAAGGGAACAACCATTAGCGATAGGCTATTTGTAGTTATGAAACTTCAAAATAAAGCCGTGTGACTCCTAAGTTTACAATCCCGCCCCCACGCTGGGCATCACACGGCTTTGACACGTGGGTATTTCATTTCAATAGCTTTTTTATCATTTTAACACCTCGCTTACCAAACTTTCGCTCGACAACAGTATTATAACTCACTCCATCAATGGAACACTCATCCGGATAGCACTCTTCAAGCCAATCTGTGAACTTCAGCAGATTGAAGACTAACTCTTTTCTCGCTAAAAGAAACCGCATATCAATGAATTTTCCAAAGCTTATTCCGAAGATTTTCTGAAATTCATTACCTATAGGCAAGAACTCACTTGGTTCGATTTTCATTAGCTTGCTTTCTTAGATGTCACACTCTCCAAAGGATAGTCACTCTTCATAAAGTCACTAATTCCGATATAAGTTTTCTGCAAATCCTTCTCATCGTCTTTCAAGTCTTCTGTCGCATTTACAGCGGCTGCATTCAAAGTCTGTTCGTTGAAGACACCGTTTCTCACCTTATCGAAATAAGAAAGAATCTCTTTAGTCATCAAATGGTCAGCCAATCTTTTGAAATCCTTATCCATCACCAATGCCATGAAGTCATAAGAATTTTCAAAGGCCAAGATAGGAGCAAAATCCTTGAACGCTTGCATTAAGTTAACATGCAAATCTTCATACAGCTTACGGATGATATTCTCGTAAGTTCCCAAACAAAGGTTGGTCAGATTGTACAGGATGATTGCATTCGCATAAACTCCCGATTTTTCACCAATCCCTAAGTTCTGTAACCTCACCGCAAGCTTATCTCGCAACTTGTACAAGTCTTCACTAATCTTGTCATAGAACGTCATTGCGAATTCGTTATTGAAATCTGCATTAGGAACATAAGCGTCATAATACTTAATCGCCTTGCGAAGGTTCTTCTTGCAGTCCACCCACTTCTTCTTCACTTCAAACCTAACGCATTTCTTCTTCAGAATACTCTTTTCGATTTTCTGCATGAAGCACTCTGCCAACACCATTTCAACATAGACATATTGCTGAAGATAACCTCTAGTAACAATCATAACCTTGTTTACTTCGGTTTCGGTCATTCCATGCGGCACACTGATAATTATCTTCTTGCCACCGACATCTAACAGAACTCTTCTGAAACAATTAACACTAGGCATGATGTTTTCTATTAGAATATTCAACAACCTTGTTATAGCACTCTGTCCTTACCAAATCCTCGACCTTATTCAATACAATAACCTCATGGGTATCATTCATATTGACTGGTGGACAGCAAATCTGATAAAAATACTTTGTCCTGATGGTAAAACCAAGCAACTTGATTTGTTCCTTGAATACCCGACCAGACACCACCTTATCAAGTTTTTTCTTGCCTTCGAAGAGATTCAAACTCTCCTCTCTACGATATACAATATCGGTATTAACCGAAAAAATCTTTCCGATCATAACTATTCCTCCAAATTTCTAAGCGTTTCAAGACTCTCATCATTATCAACATCATAGCCGATATGATATTCGTTGCCTATTCTAGCACCAACATATACCTCTTCTGCATCCAAGATATAACGGGACATCTGTTCACGCACCTTTATCTGTTCTTCATTCAATCCAAGTACATCAAAGCACTCTTCCTGCAATGACTTATATGGTTTCGTTCCCATATATGAAACATAAGCCAGCTTTCCGTCCTGATGCAATGGCTCCCACTTCTCCCACCAATGGTTACGGTACTCCAAGATACCTCTTTCTACTCCATCGGCACAAACATATTTAACTATTCGTATTTTCATTATCAACCTTTTTTAAAACAACTTTAACTGTCTTTCCTTGGCACTTGAACACACGAGACTTAATCTTGTATGTAAGATTGTTAATCACGACTTTATCACCTACACAAGGCATAAAATGGAAATCGTAATTTTTCCAAATGATACTGCCTTCATACTCGAATTCAACCATTTTTTATGCTTTCTAATGCTTTTTATATTTATCTAACATTACTGAATTAATCTCAGACCAAAAAGTTACAATTACGTCTTTTGAATCAACATTATGTTTCTGTGCTATAAAATTTCCAGCACTGACGAAATCAAAATAGCCATCAATCGTCTCTTGTGTACCTGTACATGTACGTGTTATGCCATTCTTGACATACTTAGCCACAAAATAATAGCATCTCTTCATCGCAACAACTCCCTAATAAATTCGTTACGCATCGGCTCAACGATGCTTGTATACAAACTCTGCTTATCTTCCGGAATATCATCCGGTGTAATAGAGAACATCAACAAATAAGACATCGGAATCTCCAATACCTTGCATATTGCATCAATCTTACTCTTACGTGGAAACGTTCTTCCGGTCTCCATAAACAACATATTTGTCTCACTACAACCGATAGCCTTACCAAGTTGTCGTTGGGTCAAGCCCTTGCTTACCCTCATTGTCTTAATCGCCTTTCCTAAATCCATTTAACCTCCTATTTTAAATTTTCAAATCTATTCTTAATTGCAATCATGGCATCATTGACACCATCCTTATATCCAACAGAATACAAGGAACAATCCTCTTCGCTCGGTTTTCCGGTTTTTGATTTCAAAAACTCTTCTATCTCACGGAAACCATACTCCAAGAATCTGAGAAACATAGCGTTCTTCGTGATAGCTGGTCGTAGAACATCTTTAACCCAATCCCAGCCATCACCATAACCCAAAGTGAAATTAGAATTATTACAATATCTCACTTTCGGCTCATCCAACCATTGTTTTATTATTTCCTTTTTTGTCATCATTCCCAGTTTTTATGGTGTGTCTCACCTTTTCAAATTAATAACCTTTATTTCTTAATTGCAATGCAAAGATACAAAGAATATTCGAAACATGCAAGCGTTTTAATGTGTTTCTTTATATTATTAATGTATTTTAATTGTTTAATATAGTTTCTACCATTTATTTTAAACTTTTTACATTTTTCTCTTTCTCAAATACTCATGCGGCCAATTACCTTTATCCTTAATTTTATCTTACTATGTTCTTTAACGTGTGCCTCACGCTTTCTAATTTTTGCATCTTGCAGCGATTTCTGTCAATCGCTTCCCTTGTACTTTCGTAGTGCTACCTTTCTTGCATTTCAAAATATTTCCTATACTTGTATTTTGTATTACCAAGAAATGGACGCAACAAAAACAACTTCTAAAATTCTTATCCATTTGACATTTCCTTTTTAAGTTTCTTTCTTTGAGCCAAGAACATAACAATCTCCTCGAAATCATCGCAATTCAAGAGCATTTGTCCAACCTGCCATTCCGCTGCTTTCTGATTGGCATCCTCCATACCCTTTGCTAAGAATGTGATTTTCTTGTCTTGGCTTCGATTCTCTACAGTAACTTCAAGTGTACCATATTCAAGTTCGGTAGTCTTCATACTGAGACCTTCATCAAATATCCTCAACAAATGATTAAAAAGATTACTTCTTTCCATTTTTCAACCTTTCATTTTCTTGTTTCAACAAGTCCTCAAATTCCTTGCGCTTTGCTCGCATAATCTCGAACCATTTACTTGGTGTTATAGGACACCCCATAAGCCAATGGTCGAAGTTTGGAACAGGCAAATTAAACTCTCTAGCTTCAATAGTATAATCGTACCACTTCAACAACTCTTCTTCGGGAGCTTCCTTTTCAATATCTGTTACAATAGTAGCCATATCGAAAGTCAAATCGCCACAATTAGCTATTCCTCCAACTTGGTCACCTATCCAAAATGTCTCCGGATTATCTAATCCGTAAAATTCATGCTTCTCACAGAATGCCTTCAAGTAAGCATTGCAAGCATTCTCGTAATCATTCTTTAATTTCTCCTTATCCATATCACATATCCTTAAAAAGTTTATTAATCTCGCTCTTCTACACCTTTGGATGGGAGCACATCACAACTTGCGTACTTGGGTCATGTCTTACCTGCCATTCACAAGTATTACACCCCAAATCACCAACTTTATTAATTGCATTGGTGTATCTGCCTTTCTCACCATAGGGGCAATCGGTAACAAAATCCTTTCGTCCCCAGATGTACTCATCTATCTTGTATGAGATAGCATTTGCTTTCTCCTTTTTCTCGTTAATATTTAAAAACATCATATCGTCAATATTTAAAATAAGCATAGCTGACCATCATCAGCGACCTTAACATTACTCTCAGAAAACCAAAGTTCCTTGAATATCCTCTCCATGCAAGCTACGACAATCGAATTTCCAGCAGCCTTTTGAAGACTTGACTTCGACACTCCACTTTCAAGCATCTTGTCTATGTATTCTTCGTCAACGTTCATTAAGCGGAAGAGTTCTCTCGGAGTCAAACGCCTAATGCGCAACCTTGTCTCTCCAAGCACAACCAAGGAGTCCTTGCTCGCAGATGTAATGGTATTGGCTATGTTCTTTCCAAGTTCGACCTTTGAACTATGCTTTTCGCCTTTTATCCACTTCCCCTCAGAACGAGTTCTTATAGCTGCACTCATAGGTTCTTTCCATTCATTCGATATAAATTTCTCTTTACATAGCAAGTCATCACTAAAAAAGTACTTCTCATCCACATTTTCCTCCAAGACATCAACCAAGTGTTTCTCTAGTTTTGTCTTTCTCGGAAAATGATAATCTATCTTATCACCATCGTTTCGTATAGAGAGCATGAATACACGCTTTCTGTTCTGAGGAACACCGCAGTCGGCTGCATTTACCACCTTAGCGAAGTTGATATATCCATATGATTCTAACTCCTTGCGCCACTTGTTAAAGAACCCTATGAACTTTGTTTGAACCAAAGCCTCTACATTCTCCATCAAGAGGTATTTCGGCCTCTTGGTAATAATGGCGTTTCTTGTGAACCAAAGGATAGAGGAACGTGTATTGCTTCCCTCCTCTATTCCTTTCTGCTTTCCGGCTTGCGAAACAGACTGGCAAGGTGTTGAATATGTCAGCAAGTCAAAATCGGCTACCTTGCTCCAATCTATCTTGGTCATGTCACCAAAGTTCTTGCCGGATAGACTAGGAAAGCAAGCATTATGCAAAGCTATTGCATTTGGCTCTATCTCAGACCATCCGATGCACTCGTAATCGAAATCAGAATATTTCTTCTTCAACCGCTCTAAAGCCATCAGTTGAGAGTCATATCCGGCACAAAGTTCAAACGTCCGTATCTTCATTAAATATCATGGGTTTTACAAAAATCCTCTACAAAGCCATCACCCCAATCATCCTCATGCCATATCTTTGCAACTTCAAGCTGTCCCATTTCCTTTATAGCCAAAAGAACTTGCTTTATATCGTTTTCGTACTTAGGCAATGAATTCTCCATAATCGGGAATACATCCTTTATCTCTTCAAAAGACAACACAACGTCAAACGAACCACCTTCACTTGGCGTTACTTCAAACAACTCTTCAGAAAGATTCTTTGAGGATTTCAACCACTTCAAGAATTGCTTTCTACTACGATACTCACAATATAAATTGCTAAACTTTACGTATAGCTTATCAAAACTTAACTCTTTCATAATAAATCAAATTTATCTTTAATTATCTGTTTCAAACACCGTCTGCTTGCCTCGTCTCATAGCACGATACTTCTCAGGAGCCATTGGTAAGCCATTCTCTTTTAATGCTTTCTCATATGCACCAAAAGCCAAGCAATCCGCTTGCTCGTTCAAATCATCGCCATTATGTCCCTTTACCCAAGTCAAAATAACAAGCTTATCCTTTGCACACTTACGATACAACTTGATTAAATCTGTGTTCTTTATATCTGCGCCTATTTCCCAATCTGTATATCGGAACATCTTTAATGCGTACTTGGAATCACTTCGAACCTCTATGCCAGAACCTTTCGGGCAATAATTAACGGCTGATATTATCGCTAACATCTCCATTCTATTATTGGTAGTATGCAAGCAATGGTGTGTCTTGACCTTTTCAAGTTCACCTGTAGATGTATTCACAACAATATACGCAGAACCACCTGCCTTATGGGTGGAATAGTTATCGCAGCTACCATCTGTATAGCAAATATAGTTTGGAAGAAGCCTTTTTCTTTCCACAACAGTTTCTTCTTTCTTAGGTTGAACCTTTCCATACTTTGCATTCTTGCCTGTTCGCAAAACGGAGTTGTAAGCACCTGCCAATGTTCGCCAATCATCACAATAGTTTCCATCTTTCTGTCTCCATTCGTTTTTCCATAACAAGTCCCACAAATCTTCGATAAAGCCCTTTTCTATCCAATTTTTCTTTATACAGAAACCCGAAAAGACTCGGGAAGATGGTATCTTCGCATACAAATCCTTTGCCATTTCGTCAATAGCATAATCTTTTTTGTTTGCGGTACACCAATTGGGAATAACAATTATCACCTCCCTCTTGCCAAGCAGACGTTTAAATCTAGATATATTGCCAAAGTAGCGATTAGACTCTTCCGCAAAGTCAGCATTCTTCACTAAATTCGCAAAAGTTTTGTTTGAAACACGAATCGTAAACAAGTCTATATCCTTACAAGTTTCCAATATTCTATTAACCAAGTCAAACATAGCCTCTATTTTGTCGGCTTGTTGCTCGTTGACCAGGAAGTTGTCACGAATGAATTTGTCACCATCATACAATCGACTATAAGCCAACACTCGATTTGCACCTTTCACACGATATGAACTCAGATAAACATCATAAGCTCTAACTTGATGTTCTGATTCCAAGTACTTTTCTTCTATCTTCTTCATAATCTCGTATATATAATAATAACACGTAATATATCAAGGAACACGTTAGCCTCTTAAAGACTCCTATACTTATTCCAACTAACTACTAATATGAAAATGTCCAAAATAGAACTTACCCACCATAGAAGTCATCAGGTAGATTTCCTATTGTGCCATTTTCCTTTATTTGCATTCGATGTCCCTTCAATTTATAACCATAGATTCTGTGCTTGATAGCAATAGAAGTCTCTCGGTCTCCAAAAGAGTAAGAGCAAGGTATAATTAAATAGTGCAGGTTACCTACGTTAAACGTAAAGTTCCTACGACCAAACCTTTGCAATGTTCGTTCCATCTCTCCCTCGTTTCTATCATCTGCCATGTGCATTTCCGCATACGTGGACTTAATCTTACCTTCGCAGATAAGATTCTTCTTGATTCGGCATATAGAGCCATGACCCATATTCACAACCTTTGCAAACGAGTTAGTAGTTAGTTGATGCCAAGCACAATCATTGTTGCCAACGTTAAAACAGTCTTGACGAGCACCACTAATAACCGATGTGTACAAAATATTGTTGACTATAGAATATAACTCCTTTAGCTTATAGTCCTTATTAATAGGAATACGACAAACGTAAGCCCCTTGAAAGCGACCGCCCTTTTTATTGGGCTTCTTTTCTTTATCACGGAACGTATTCACGATAAATCGCCCGTTACCAAGTTCTGTAAAGAGTCCATCCTCCTTGACATCCTTTAGCAATTTTCTTGCCTTTGGATAGCCTACACCGAGTTTTTTCTTTACATCCTTGATGGTTAAGTTAAATATTACAGAATTTCTGCGTTGCATCTTACACCAAATGGCAAAGCAAAGAGTCTCCTTGTGCGCTTTCACTTCTTGCGATGACGCACCATAGGTATACTTCTTTACCAAGTCCATACGTATGTGTAAATAATGCTTTCCCATAAATTCCTTATTTGTTTACCTTATCTGTGTTTCGCCTACTCCAACAATTATTGCCCATTGCTAACCTAGAGCAATCTAAGAATGTTTCGACTCAAAACAAGGATTCTAAAAAGAAATCCTTACCCTTCATTCGTCTGACACCGAAATCTAGGTAAGGATTATCGTGGTATGGCTTTCGCCACGGAAAATCTTATTGATTCTTGTAAGCGTGTCAGCACCAACAAAGCACGCTGCAAAGATACTAATTCTTTTTCAGACTGCAAGGTATTTAGTGTGTTATTTTACCCCCACGATTGCGCATTTTAACACAAAATACAATTTTAATTACATATACGAAACTATAAATACATTAAACCGCTTGCAATTTTAACATTTAACACTCTAAGGCATTTTCAAGACAAAAAAAAAGAGCAACCACCATCACTGGCAGCTGCTCCATAAGTTGTTACCTTAAACCAATCTAAAACCTTAATAACTAAAAACCAACCTAATAAAATAACTTTTTCTTATATTTTACCGTGAGAAAGAAAATCATTGTAACCAGCATTAAGGAAACGACCCAAAAGGAAATCATACCGAATTTCCAATAGAACAAATCCCATCCCTCCAAGTCTTTCTCAATATATTCCTTTTTGGTCTGGGCGATACTCAATTCTCTGTTTAGGCTATCCCTCTGAGCCTTATATATACTCGCTCGCTCTGCTATCTCCTTATAATGAATAAGGCTATCACGAACCTTGGATAGTTCCTTGCTGTCCCTGTATCTAATCTCTATATGAGTAGAATCCTTACCTAGCACCTTACCACTCTCATCTACCCTTGTCTTGACATCATCCTTGATGTATGTGGAATCCTTAACCTGTTTTTCGGTCTGCTCCCAATGATAAGATAGCAAGCTGTCCCGAATAAGCTTGACCCTTTCGTTGATAATTGAGTCCCAATGGGCGTAAGTAGTAGTGTCTCGCACCACCTTTTCCACTTCTACATATCTTGTTGTCCGGCATCCGTACATCATCAGCATGATGAAGAAACCTACCAATATGGTAACGAGCCAACGCCACCAGTCAAATCTAAGCTCCATATCAACCTCCTTTTTGAGTGCAAAGGTACAAATAAAACCAAAAGGAACGATTTCTTCGCCCACTCTTTCTTTTTCAAAATTTCAAAAGTGAAGAAAAAACCACCACCCAATTAAGAATGATGGTCTTACTAATGCCTTAGTTGAGCCTGTGTCTCGTAAGATTACCAAGTGATTATCTTTCCGCTATTACATACGAGCTTTCCGTATTGTATATTTCCAACCCTGCGAAGCCATCCATGCAGGTTCACACTTTGCTTTGGGTCATTGTTCACAATCGCATTGAGAAAGGCAATTCGTGACACCTTCAGCTTATCGAACAACGCCCATTGACCTTGTTTGTATGAATTGATAGCAGCTAAGGTCATATTACCCATGATGCCATCAGCTTTTGTTCCTACGATAGTTTGAATCTTTTGTACGGCTCTGCTTACTCCACTATTATAAGCAAAGTCAACCAAGAGATTAGCCACAGACTGGTTGTTGATTTGGTCAGCCTTGCAAGCATCCCAATAATATTTCTTGTATATGTGATGCCATTGTTCATCAGTTATCTTCTTCAAGTCCGATGCAGTCTTACTAGCACCATAAACTTTACGGAACGTCTCTAGGGTCACGCCTTTCATCGTTGCGCCTCCCCTGTCACTCTTTTTGTTAGAATATCCACCCTCGAATGAGAGAATGAATGGTTGTAAAATACTTGAGTCTGCCATAGTCTATTTGTCGTTTATGTTTTGATGTTCGCCACGTTCCCCTATCGTCTTGGTAATGCCAGCCGTGACGAACAAACTAGCTACACTACCAACAAATGCACTTAACCCCATCAAATCGGTCTTGATCGTCCCATAAGTTACCACTTCCCACACTAAGATAAAGCAGACAACCAGGAGCATCAAGAGACCTATCAGAGTAACGGACACTAAGAAGAATGCCTTGCTTGAATGTCCGCTATTAACTTGTATGAGTAATTTCAGATACTTAACCATATTTTAATCCTCCCTGTCACGATATATCTCATTTTCTTCCTTTTCAACCAACGTTTCTAAGGATTCTCGCTTTCTTGGTGGGGTTCTAAGTTGGCATCCATCCTTGATGCATCTGTTCCATTGTGCCTCATGCAAGGCAATCTTCAAATCGTTCTTCTCATCCCTAAGATTGCGTATGGTAATACGATACTGATTGATTTCCTCATACAATTCATCTATTTTACTGTTAAGATTAACGACCGACTCGTTGGAACGTTCATAGAGAGCCTTCCACTCATCGGCATATGATGAAATAGTCTTATTCTCTTCCTGTGATGCGAGTGCCGCCTCCTTTCGTTTTCTACTATTATAGTACAGCAACGTGGAGATAACTCCCGATGCGCAAAGAAGATTAATTCCCGTCTGTATTAATTGAATAGTTTCCGCTGTCATTTCCTTATGTTTTTTGTTGCAAAGATAGCTATTTATATATAATAATGTGAAAATAGCCGAGTCAGAAAACTACACAATTAATTTTTGTGCAAATAATTAAATTTTTCCTTAAACTAAGTTATAACACATTAAAATATTTGCTCTGCCAATAAAATCTCATTATCTTTGCAAAAAACAGGTGAGACACACCACAAAAACTGAATATACATGAGAATTATAGAACAGGAAACAATAGATTACATCAAAGCTCATATTAATGAGCGTCCAAGGTACAAGTTGGCGCAAAGAATGGGTGTCAGCGTTAAATTCTTGTATAAAATAATGCACGAATGCGATTGTAAGTTCGAGCAAAAAAGACTTGTTCCACAACCCGACAAGAAACGTGATGAACAAATCACAAAACTATATCCTGACCATTCGGTCAGAGAGATTGCAGTAATTGTAGGCTGCCATCCGTCTACGGTAGGCAAGGCTGCTAAAAGGCTAAAGCTTACTCATTCAGAAGAAACTATCGAAAGACTTAAAAAGAATAGTTTGGCTAACTTAAAAAAAGCATATGATAAAGCAACTATTGGCAAAAGGGTGAAAAGTTGGCAAAGAACTATGCAGATGGAGAAATTCCGAGTTATATCCTGTATTCCGCAGCAGACGAAATTCAAATTTTCAGAAATGCCGATAAAATCATATCATGCCAAGTACCATCTTATAAATAAGTATGGGTATTTTGCTTTTGAAGGTGAACCATACATCTTAGGTTATGACCGGAATACTCGCAGAATGGATGAAGAATTCTACAAGAACAAATACGGATTTTCTTTTGAGGAGGACGAAGAATGCCAAGAAGATTAACACAAGAACAGATGGACTATATCAAAGCCCACATCAATGACTACCCACGAAAGGAAGTAGCCAAGGCTGCTGGTGTAACCTTACATACATTATACAAGTATATCACTATTTTAGGTGGAACGAAAATAGACAATAAATTGAATAATGAGACTATCCGCAAAATCTCCGACATGTACCAAACGATGACAGCGAGAGAAATCTCAGAAGTAACGAATATTCCTCAGTCTACAATATTAGGACAAGTCAGTAAGCTTGGCTTGAAACACGATATAGAAACGATAAATAGGATTCGTAAAGAACGAAACAAGTCTCTAAGAGACTATTGGAATAAAGAAAGATATGCAAGCAAAGGAAGAAAACTTCACATGCAATACAAAATGGATGAACTTAGAGTAATGTCGGGTAAGCCTCAAGAAACTAGGTTAAGAATAAGAAAGCTCTCCCCAAAGGCTTTGAATGCAAAGATGTATTTGCGAAAGTCTTATAACTATTTCTACTCTAAGGGTGAGCCGTTTATTCTCTGCTATGACTCCGAGACAAAAAGACACCCTAAAGAGGAATACTATACTGAAAAATTTGGTTTCAAGTTTGTGCGTGCTTAATTTCCGTTTGCATTTTTCGTTTTCTGCAAACGGAATTTGCAAACAAGCCTTTGATTTCCATGCATCCGGAAGTATGACATTACCTCCTATCACCTTAACTACTTGATTATTAGTGATTAAAAGAAAGTTTGATAGAGTTATTTTATCTTATCCTTATTATTCGTAACTTTGCAGCCGTAACGTTACATAGAGTTAGTTTAATTAAGGTTTAACACAAAAAGATTATTCTTATGGAGACATCAAAAACTTATGTTTTTAATCCAGAGGGTTCAGGTAACAATGGAGGAATGATGAGCTTGATAGCTCCTTTGCTCCAACAGAGAGGCGTTGACCCAAACGTTCTTCTTGCGATGAAGGGTAATAACGGATTCGGCAATGGCGATGGTTCTTGGTTCATTTGGCTGCTCTTTATCCTTTGCTTCTGTGGTTGGGGCGGTAATGGTTTCGGCTTTGGTGGCCGTGGCAATGGCGCAGGTCTTGCCAATGAAATCAACAATGACTATGGTCGTTCCTTGCTTATGGATGCTATCGGTGGCAATCGTAATGCACTCAGTAATCTCGCTACTCAGCTCAATTGTACTGAAGGACAGATTCAACAAGCAATCTCTGCCTTGACAACCCAAGTCCAGAACGTGGGCAACCAAGTAGGTATGAGCGGAATGCAAACCATCAACGCTCTTCAGCAAGGTAACATGCAGATTGCATCACAACTCGCTGACTGCTGCTGCCGTGTAAATAACAATATTACGGCTATGGACGGAAACGTCAAGTTGGCTATGTGTCAGCAGACTGGCACTTTGCAGAATGCCATCAACAATGTAGCCGTAAGTCAGGAACGAGGTTTTTCTAATGTTGCTTTCGAAACTAAAGGTCAGACATGCGACATTTTGAATGCTATTAAAGATAGTACTCAGACCGTAGTTAATGGCCAACGCCAAGCAGAACTCAGAGATATGCAGGACAAGATAGACCATCTTCGTGAAGAGAATGGAACTTATAAGTCTTCTGCCATGACTTCGCAGATTGTAGGTCAAGCTATGGCACCTGTCAACGCTATGTTGGCTGGCTTGCAAAAAGAGGTAGATGGTATCAAGTGTAAGCTTCCATCAACTGTTACAACCAGCTACAGTCCATTTACTGCTGTTCCAAATTGTGTTGCTTGGCAAACAGGCTTATATGGTCTGAATGGTGTCAACAATACAAGCTTTTGGGGTTAATTAGGAAAGGAGGCTGCTATGTTATTGATGAGACCTTTTGCATGGGTTAATCGTAACGGCTCGGCAGCTATCGCATCTACAGGCGTGGCGGTGAACACCGAAAATGTCGTTTTCTCGTTCAGAAACCACGCCTTCGTGAATGCTAACTATAGGGGAACTATCTTTGTGAACCTATATCAAGCTATTCCGACTGGTACGACAAATACGCTGCCAATCCTTTTCGAGACCAATGGCGTAACCCAAGCTGTAACTAAGTTCAACGGCAATCCTTTGACGGTAGCCGACATTGCAGGAACTGGAGTTTATCAGTTTTGGTTCGAGCGAGATACTAACACCCTTCAGCTAATGACGGGTATTGTTTAACAATTAACATTACAAAGCTATGTTTCAAGGACTTCGACCTAACAGCATATTCTATGTGCTTGACAAGGGTGAAAACCCAAGTCTTAAAATCGGACAGGTTGTGTCGGTCAGTAACCCACAGCCTAAGTTCCCAACATATACTCCTGGGCAATTCAACCCACAACCAATGGAGACTACCGTTGATGTTGTCGTAAAATTGCCTAATGAACAAATGGAGTTCAAACAACTCCCATCCAATATGCAAATTGCAAATTCGGAAAACCTCGTGGTTTCTGAAAGCCGTGAAGCTATGGATGCGGAAGTTGAGGCTATGTATCGGCATTCTAAGGAGATTGTGGAAAGCGAGCCATACCACAAAAAGGTTATGGAAGAGTGCGCAAAGATGCGTGCCGTATTGAATCCACAAATAGCCAAAGACAGACAACAGGAAGAAGACATCAATAACCTCAAAAGCGAGGTTAGCGGAATGAAGGGAACTTTGACCGATATTAAGTCTATGTTGTCAGTGGCTTTGGAAAAAGTTAATACAAAAAAGTAAATCATTATGGGATACATGATAGAAATTACCGAAAACAAGGTAAATGAAATGTCAGAACTTGTAGAGAAGATGCTTAAGTATGGTGGTAAACTCATGCACTGCATTGATGAAATGGGGGATGACAAGTATGGACGAATGGGTCACAGAAACCCAATGCCGGATTACCGAGACAATTGGGATGACGATGATGACCGCTATGGTGAAAGACATGGTGGTCGCAGAGGTGGCGGTTATCGCTATTAGTATTACACTTTGAGGTGGGGAGAAATCTCCACCTCCTTTAAAAGCTTTTATTATGGGAAGATACAAAATACCACTTGACGCATACGATATGAAGCCGGAAGGGATGATTGCATACCTTCGCTACAATGGCTGGCACTTCAATAAAAAGATGTGCGATTGGGCTATTACCTTAATGCGCAAGACAAACGCAACAACTGGTAAGCTCGAAAAAGTTGAACCGACAGAAAAAGATACAGTCGAGGAACTTCTTAAAGTCAACAACGTAAAGTTGGAGAATGCCGACAATTACGATTTCGTTTATGTCGCAAACATGGCTAGAGCCGATTTCTTTAAGTCTTCTTTAAAAGACGAAGCTGCTTTGGCTCAATTCATTAAGGATATGGTGGATGACCCAGACCAAGCGGACGGATTTATTTTCAATAGATTTTATGCCGATTGCAACCATAATGGTATCGGCATTCCATGGGATGATGTATTATGATTAAACAAGAAATTTACTTGGAGAAATACGATTGGAATGTGATTGTATGTCATGTAGCTAATCAAGAAGATGTTGACGAAGCTATGGACTTACTAAGTTCCATTGATTGTAAGGGGCAACCATTATTGGATGCATACGACCACATTTCAACCGATTCTTCAAACAAAGGATTGACATACACAAATGTTTCAAAGAAAACAAGTGTTGTGCTCATTTGCAAATCTACTTCTGAAGGTGAGTATATAAATAGTCTCACACATGAAATGTTTCATGTAGTAGCACATATATGCAACCATCTGGGAATAGATATGCAAGGCGAAGAACCATGCTATCTTATGGGATGGCTCTGTCAGTCGATATTATAGAAGATTTCCTTATAAGTTTAACTTGGTGGGCAGACCTTGGATTTTTCCATCTGCCCTCCTATAAAATTACAAGAATATGAGTTGTTCGAAAATCAAAAATTACCTTTATGAACGTTTTAATGAGGATTTTAACGTTCTATCTGAGAATGAAAATCGAGTTATCATTACATTTGATGATAATGACTTGTCGGTACTCGTAAACAAGATGGAGAATAAATTATTCATTCTCGTTCCGCTAACTAATATGCATTCGTTTGAACATCATCCGGATTGGATCTTGGTAGATGGCGAACGCATCAATAGCAACCTATTTTGGAAGGAATGCGGCAACCAAGTGATAGAATATCAAGGTGATGCCCCTATAGCTATCAAGCAAGACACCATAGAGAGAATTGTTAATGATTTCATTAAAAACAGATAACGTTTTAAAATTTGCATTAATTTATTTGCAAAGCCATCTTTTTTGTCGTATCTTTGCATTGTAATAAAAATGGTGAGACACACCGAAACAACTGTGTTTTACAAACTTAATTTTCGTAGATAAAGATATTAATATATCAATATAGAAAAAAAGCAAAATTATGACAGAAAAAGGATATTTAATCAAGAAAAAAGTATTATTCATTGATTTAGACGACACGATTATTACAACTATATCAGGAAACACCTTTCCTACAGATGTAACAGATTTCAAAATCCGTAAAGAGGTTTTGGATAAGATTGTAGATGCATTCCCTACTCTTTACTATGTTGAAATAGTCTCAAACCAAGGAGGCATCCCTCAATTTGTTGACGAACAGGATTTTATCGGCAAGATTAAGGCTATTGAAAGCTTTATGCAAAAATATCTTCGCAATCATACCGGACGAAATATCTTCGTCAACTCTATGTATTGCCCATCGCATGCAGAGATAGAAATGAGAAAGCCAAATACAGGAATGCTTGAGTCGTATTCTTCTTGGAAGAAAAGTGAGCTGATAATGATAGGTGATGCTAGCGGAAAAGAAGTTGACTTCTCGGACTCCGACAAACAATGTGCGGAGAATTTCGGTATTGAGTACATAGATATAGAAGACTTTTTGAAAATGTAAAAATAAAAAAAAAGGAAGTCAGAGTGACTGTTGCAATTTTTGCAACAGTCACTCACGCAAACTGAAACAAAAAAGAGAGGCAACCACTTACCTCTCTTACTCAACTTGTAAGGAATACTTACATGTTCAACTATTATTTTCTCTTACTCTTAATGAAGTGCAGTATATCCCACTTCTTAAAATATCGGGTGTGCCCTCGCTTTTTGCATTCTCCGTTCGGAATGTCACCTCTAGCAACCATTCTATTCAATGTTGCATCAGAAACGTGAAGCTTCTCCTTGACCTCCTCGGTGCTCAACATAGGGTTGAGAGCATACGGCAGATAGTTCTCACAAAGGTCTTCTATCTCATCGCTGCTCATTCCGCAAGCAGTTACCTTCTCCCCTCTCTTCTCTTGCTCGTCTGCTCGAAAGCAAGAGTCAGACAACGATTTTAATAACACTCCCAAGGTGTGATAACCAAATAACTTTCCCATATCATTATAATCTAGAGATTAAACTTTGACAGCCCTTGCCTGAGTAATACTTATCGGCAAAACCATATACATAAAATATAATGGTCATTACAAGTATTACAACATTAGATTCCACCATTTCGTTGGTGGTAAAAACATTCCAGTATACAATATGGATAGCATTTATCCCAAATAGGTAGATTATCATCGGAATACGCCATCTGTAGCAGAGCCAAAAGAATCTGCTAGCAAGTATAAGCACAAGCGGATGGATGTAAACTGAGAAATAGATAAATGCTGCCGATACCCAATTCTCCTTAAACCATACGCACATTTCTTTTTCATGAGACGCAAATGTTACCATGCATGCAATATGAAAAAGCATGATAAACGGGGGTGTAAATTAAACTGTGTCAAGGCTTGTTCTTAACTTTCATTCCCACTCCCTGCTGGGGGCATGCCCCCAGCAGGGAAGCCTTTTCGGCTGCAAAGTTACATAATTTTAAATCTATCTCCAAATTTTATTGCCAATTGTTGAGAAATTTGTCCCCAATTTGCCAGTGACATAGTCCATTTCTTACGGATGTTGCGGTAAGCTAAGTACACAAGCTTCTCCAAAGAATTATCCGTAGGAAAGACCCCTTTAGTCTTTGTGACCTTTCTTACCTGTCTGTGATACCCCTCAACCGTATTGGTCGTATAAATGAGTTTACGGATGGCTGGAGTATATTGGAAATACTCTGTCAGACGTTCCCAATTGTCACGCCATGACTTGATGACAATTGGGTACATCTCTCCCCACTTAGACTCTAACAGGTCTAAATTAGCAGCAGCGGAGTCTTTGTTTACTGCACCATATACTGTTCTTAAATCCTTGATAAACTCCTTTTGATGCTTACTGCCAACATACTTGATAGAATTGCGTATCTGATGGACAATACAGAGCTGCACAGAACTCTCAGGAAATACGCTTTGGATGGCATCTGGGAAGCCTTTGAGACCATCAATACAACAAATCAAGAGGTCTCGAACACCACGGTTCTGAAGATCCGTAAGAACTTCTAGCCAGAAGTTAGCTCCTTCACTCTTAGACACATACATACCTAACAGTTCTTTTTGGCCTTCCTTGTTGATACCAAGAATGTTGTAAATGGCTCGTGTGACAGCTCTGCCATTCTCATCCTTTACCTTATAATGGATAGCATCAAGCCAGCAAATGGCATATACAGGATCGAGCATGCGAGACTTCCAGGCGGTGATTTCGGGTAATACACGGTCTGTTATAGAGCTGATAGTATCGGCTGATAGAGTTGTGTTGAACTCACGCTCAAAGTAGCTGCTGATGTCACGTGTGCTGGTGCCCATGGCGTACATCTCAATAATCTGGTCTGCCATGCCATTGGCAAGAATAGTCTCACGCTTCTTTACGGTCTCAGGTTGGAAAGTTCCGTCTCGGTCACGAGGAGTCTCTATAGTGACCTCACCATATTTTGTTTGAACCTTCTTACTCATCTTACCATTACGACGGTTGCCGGAAGAGCGTTCCTCTTCACTTAAATGAGCGTCCATCTCACCTTCGAGAGCTGAGTTGAGAATACGCTCTAACAATGGAGCTAATGCTCCGTCCTTGCCAAATAAGGCTTCACCACTACGCAACTGCTGAGCTGCTTTCTTGTAATCAATTTCTAAGTTGTCCATAATATAAAAACTGTGTTAAACTACTTTTATTGTAGCTTGACACAGTTTAATTTACACTCTCTGATAAACAGAGGCATCACTTCACAATAATACTTAAACCAAGTGAGTAGCTTTACGCTGTAGCCTCTACCTGCAAGGATAATGACGTTTATCATTTCGCTAACGTCCATGTCCTTAAACATTACTCTTGACAACTGTACAACACCGACTGATTGAACTAACCGATGGACTTCATCTTCTTCCTCTTTAGTCATAAATTCTTCTCCTTTTGTTTTTTTTGTTTATTATTTATTCTTAGTTCCTCATTCTTAATAATAAGGAAAGTGCTGCAAAAATAAACAATACTGCACAAAAATATTTATTTTGAGCAAAAATTTAAAGTTAAACTTTGCTAAAGTAACAATCTGAAAGTAGACGGCTGCAAAAATAGCGTTAGAACGGTTTCCTTACCAAATTCTAACGCTATCAGTGTTTATCCTATCACAACCTCAAGGCTCTCCATATCAGCGAACTTCAAGCCGCAATCCTTAGCAGCCTTGAAAATCTCTTTCTCTTCAACTTCCTCGATGGCTACCTCTACCTCCTTGTCGGCAAGTTCCTTGAAATACTTCTCTGTCTTCTGCTTCTGATTGAAGAAGTACTCATTGACCTCAGCGAACTTGGCTGAATCGTCCTTGGTGTATTCGTAGCCCTCATTGGCGTGCTTCTGCTCCAACTGCTGGCACTCCTGAAGCTTGAGCTGCATCTCCTCAAACTTATCGTCCTTCAAGCTCTCCTGTGCTTCCTCCACATCCTTGTCGTAGGTATCGGCTACGTGGCGCAGAGCCTTCATATTCTTCCAAACTCGCATTGCGGCATCATCACTCATTGATGATGTCTTCAATGCCTTCAATGTTCTGTAGGCTGCAACAGCCTCGATTGTCTTAATCTTTTTCATAATTGTTTCTTTATTTTTATGTTATACAATATTCTTCGCCAGATTGCCATAGCAGAATACCTTTCCTATTAACAGTGCAAAGTTAAGAAAATAATTCCGAATAGCAATGCAGGAGGAGCAAAAATTACGAATTTAAAATTAACTTCCCCATGTTGGGTAATCACTAGGTCGCAACGTGTCTGCTTTCTCGGTGAGAACGTAAACCACAAATACGTTTCTAGCACATTTATTATATTAAGAACATCTCCTTTTAATTCATAATATAACTACCTCTTGGAGGAACTTGTTTCCATCCACCATCTATATTAATTTCAAAAGATAATTGACATCTTTGTCCATAATAACCTCCTTCATAAATATTATCAAATCTTATATATACTTCAATATAATCTGTTCTATCACCTTCAGGAATAGTTACAGAAGATATACCTTGACCAGAGCTATTAGATACATAACCTCTTCCGTATGTTGTCTTATTATTACCATAAGTACAAACACTTCTAAATATACCATCATTAACTGTAAATGTAGCATCAGGAAGTTTATATATTCTAGCTTTACAAATACAACTACCACCAACTAATTGTCTCAACGATGAGAAATCAACAAAACCACTAGAACCACTTTTAATACTTTCCATATTAATTTGTCTAGGATAATATTTAAAACTAATAGCACCCGGAGGAGATATAAAAATTATTTTTGTATTATCATATAAAGTTGCATTACGAGTATATGCTAAAAAAGGTACAATAGTAACATTTTTAGCATTACCTACATCAAAAGTTATTTCTCTACTTGCATATATAAAATCTGTTGGTTTTTCGCAATTACCAACATAATAATTTTTATAAATCTTATCAGTATTATTATATGGTGAATCATAACAAATTTGAATCCAAAAAGACCAAGCTAAATACAAATCGGTAATTATATCTTCCATAGTAACATTTGTATTATCATCCGCATTTGTTTTCTTATATAGAACACAATTAAATTTAGGAGTTGAAGAATAATAAACTTCAACATTAAATAACGTAGGAATAGAAGATTGGAACATATTACTTATTGCTTTACTATTATAGTTTCTAAAATCACCTAATCTATAAGGAGAATTAGCACCACCTTTTGGAAAATGTTTTCCTGAAGCATATACAGTATGCGAATTAGTACTTGCATCTTTATCAATACCTATAACTCCATATACATTATCAATATAAAGTTCTTTACATGCTTCAATAGCAAAACCTTCTCCTCCATAATTATTACGTAAGTTCTTATAAGTATCCATAGGTATATTCATACCACAACGAACAACACAAGTATATTTATTATATGAAGATGTTACTATTTCCTCAGAGTCTTCTCTAATAGGATATTCTTTAAATTCACCTTTACAACTAATAGGTTTATACTTACTCCATATATTTATATTTTCACTCTTACAAAGAGTAGCAAGGTCATTGCTACTCTCTCCAAGAGCTTGTTTAACATCATCAATGCTAACAGGAGCACTAATAATTCCGTTTTCACTATTGTAAGACATAATCTTTATTTTTTTTAATATTCAACTTTAGTTTCTAATTCTGTTACAACTTCTTTAGTAACAACTCGCTCTACTGTTACATTGAACACTAGGCAAGGCAGCTCTATAAGAGCCACCCTGCGTTAATACTCACGATACTTACTCTGCTGCCTCGCTTGCCATATTAGCGGCGATAGCGGAATTGACCTCCTTAATCAATGCTGATACCTCACTGAGCTTGCTCTGCGGAACACCGCTGATGTTGTAGGTCAGTTCGCTGCCGTTGGAGCTTGCGTTCGCATTGCCGAGATAATTACCATTTGGGTCACCATAGATACTCATATTGATGCTCTCAATGTTGCCACCCGTCTTGTCAACATTGTAGGTGATTTCTACTCGATAGCCGCCCTTGGTGTAAGTGGCAGCTGTCTGTTCACTTTTCTTGTTAATCTTTAAATTCTCCATTTTCTAATCTAATTTAATGAATTAATATTCTTGTTATCTAATCTCTTCTTGTTGCAGTCTTCCTTATCTCCGCTCAATCGCTGAACCTCTGATTCGAGGAAGACCACCCGAGCCTTCAACCTGCTGACCTCATCGCCCACCTGCTCGATAGCACCAAATGCCGTTGCAATCAGCTTCGGAGACCAGTAGTTAATCTTGTAGTAGCCCTTCTCGTCCGTCTCAACGATGTCCTTTAAGTGAGGGTTGCACAAGACGTGCTGGGCAATCCAACCGATAGACCTTGTGTTGTCCTTCTTCCAAGCAAAGCCGAATGTGCCACCCATTGCCTTGATGATACCCAAGTAGTCCAGCTTCCGCAAATCCTGCTTCAAGCGGATGTCAGAAGACTGATAAGCTGTAACTCCACCTTTAGCAAGACAATTACCACCGATAGTAGTATCACCACCGATATTAGCATTACCAACAACATTAATGTTACTAAAATGAGCATTACCGCTTTGATCTATATACCAATAATTAGAACCATTATGACTACATATATCTTGAACTTTCACCCAATTACTATTATTAGCATTACCTAAATATAAATCACCACCACTACCTCCAATTCTAGCTCCACTATCAGGAGTTATAGTTGTAATACCTGGAAATTTCAGTGTACCATTACTTCTTTTATTAGAATTATAATTAAATACAGTTCCATCGGCTATACCTAAATATATAGCATTAGCAACAGTATCATATTTAAGACCAGCCCAATCACTATACTCCCAGTTGGTTGCTCCAAAACGAATAGCAGCACCAGTATTAAATACTACTTGGTCTTTTATAGCTGATATACGAGCATGAGTATTTACATTATTATTTAATATTATAGCTCCGTTTTCAGAATCACTATTATTTATGTATATTGTTCCATTAACATTACCAGTACCATCAAAACTTTGACCCCAAATACTTCTTGCTGTTGCAAGTTTGGTTGCAGAAGCTACGTTATCATGTAGATAAGCAAGATAACCTACTTCAGTTGCAGTAGTAGTATTTATACCATGTACTATTCTAATTCTTCCACTAGTTCCTATATCAAATCTAGTTCTCCAAGTAGAATGACCTTGTATATTAATTATATCACCATAAGTTTCATGGAAATTTGTATTATTATGGTCCCAACCATAAACTCCAACTCCATCTTTAGTTACAGACCCATCTTTATAGCTACCTCTATATCTAAGAAATGAACTTTCGTGATAACCATCTAGTTTATCAGAATCTGCAACTTTAATATCATATATATTAGTACCATTAAGAAGTAATGTACCAAAATCCAATCTTAAAGTATTGGCTGTTTTAATAGTCATACCAAAGTAATCAGTAATAGTAGTACTATATGCTCTAGTATTTGGATAACGATGGTCAAACCCACACCAAGGATGTGTATGAGTGCCATCACTCCAGACATCATTCCAATTAGCTGACCAATTTATATTACCATTAAACGTTCTACCATCAGTAGCATGATACGAATCAACAGTATCAGCATTTCCTGCACTACTAGCATGATTAACACTAATATTACTAACACTTTTAGTTGTTCCACCAACTGTTATACTAATACCATTATTAGAATTAGATAAAGCAGTAAGAAGTCCATTAGCATGATAACCATCTACTGTATCAGCGTTACCTCCATTAGCAGGAAGAGTAGTAGGTATTTGACTAGTTAAAGCTAGAGTACCTGTAGCTCTAGGAACAGTTATATCATTTCTTATAGTTTCTGAAGTTGAAGTAGTATCATACCATCTAAAATGAATTTCTTCATTATCATTATCATCGCCTACTGCTATTTCTAAAGTTCCATTATTAGCAGAAGTTTCTAAATGTCTAATCCATCCACTATCATTATTTGAATTACCATTATATGGGTCAGCAAATGCTATACCGTTAGAATAAAGAATCGTTCCACGGCATGAAGTATTATATGCTAATCCGCTAGGTATACCTGCTACAAGAGTAAGTCTATTATTATTACCTCCAGCAGTACCTACACCTTGAATCCAAATACGCTTGTTATTCATAACAAGTTGTTTATCAAGGTTTATATTTGTATTATCAAACCATAGCTTAGCAGCTTTAGTTTCATCACTATTATATATTGCTATACCACTTACATTGACATTATTGGCAGATTTAATACAAAACGTACCACCAATATTGTTGTCACCAATATAAACATCGTCTCCTACTAAATACCAAGTTTTATTAGCAAATTTAGGATAACGACTATCACTAAGTCTACTATCATTAATAGTAACATAGTTTGCTAAACTTTGATGAGAAGTAAGATACGTTCCTAAATCTACAGCAGTTCCACCAGTAGCTGCAATAGTTTTAGTAACACCGTTAATCTTAACACTATGTGTATGACTAGTTGCCGACTTACCACTAAGAAGTGAATCTACACTACTTTTGGTATAATAGTTAGCAAGACTTTGGTGAGAAGTTAAAAATGTAGCACCTTTAGTAAATGTAATACCCTTTCCGCTTTTAGATACAGACGTGATAGCATTCCCACTTCCACTTACAGATATTGCATTAACGTAACCATCAAGTGACTGATGACTAGTTAAGAACGTACTACCTTTAACTACGCTGATAGTAGTACCATTCTTGGTGACAGACGTAACCGCATTACCGCTACCGCTGACAGAAATAGCAGTAGCACTACCACCTTCCAAGCTAGAGATACGAGAATCAAGAGCCTTGATGGAGTAGGCAGAGGCAATCTCAGACAGCGATTCTGATGTAAGCTTCAAGGCATTTGAATAACTCTTCACACTGCCGTTCAAGCCGCCACCACCGCCCGTGGTAGATGCTCCTGCTCCGTATGCCGTGATACCGCCTGTGGCATAGAGATTACCATCAATCTTGATAGCCTTATTGGTTGCATCATACGTGAGCTTAATGCCATGGAAGGAGATTGCACCCTCGAAGGTAGCATCGCCCGATACACCAAGTTTAGAGAATGGTGCGTTTGGCTTCAGTGATACAAGGTCGGCAACGCTCGTTCCTGCACTTCCTTCCTTCCAAGTCGGCTCGAAGAAGATGAGGTATGCGCCAAGATTCTTTTCGCTGATGATAAACGATGTCGGGTCTGCGTGAATCTTTCCGCTCACATCCCACCAGATAGCACCATTGGCAAGATAGCCAGAGCCATCGAAGCGGATGAGGGAGGTTGCAGGGGTAAGATTTCCGCTATTATAGTCCTTATCCACCATCTGACCGCCCCACCATGTTGCGATACTCTTCTTTCCTCTATTTGGGTCTATTGCTCCGTTGATACCGCTCTGAACGTTTCCGTCTCTGTCTCTCAGCGCAAGGATCGTTGTCATTACAAGACCACCGTCAATATCTGTAGTCTGACCGAGCGCATCCTTGAGATACTTGTAACCTGCGAGGTCTGTGATATTCTGCTTCAAGTCACCATATATCTTGCTAGTGATATAGGCGTTTGCCAAGCCAAGTTTGTCATAGAATGCGCTGTATGCGGACTGAAAGTTGGTGAACTTCGTTCCCACGGCTGAGACGATAGCAGCCTTGCCGTTGGTATCAGTCTCATTGTATCTTTTAGATATATCTGAAAGATACTTGATGAGTTCTTTCTTGGCATCAGAGAGGTCAGTGAAAGCGGAAGTGAGGTCAGTGAGTTCCTTGGTGTCCTTCAGTACCTCTGCATCCTTCACCTCATTATACGACTTCTGTGCAGCCGCAAAATCATCTTCAAGTCGCTTAGAATCCTGCGCCATTGCCGCAATCTCGGAAGGCTCTAGGTAGCCATCGGTAACATAATTATCGAATTCCTTCTTATTATCAGTGACCGTATTTCCGAGGTTTTTAATGTCCGTCTGTGCGGTCTGTGCCGCCTTCTGAGCATCTTCTGCTGCCTTTTTGGCTGCGTTGGCAACTGTATCATCAGTGTATTTAGATGCTTTAATCCAATCACCGATGGCGAACTGAGAACCAGCCGCTTTGTTGGTCTGACAGCGCAATACCTCATTCTTGTAGGTACTGCCGTCAGAAGGATAAGTGGCATTAACCCATATATCGCCAACCTGATAAGGTGTCGTAGGCTGAACGCTGAACACCTTCATCTTCCCGTTTGCGGTCTCCTGTGCCATTCTTGCATCGGAAAGGGCTTTAGCGATGTCGGTATCTGTAATGATAGTCCACTTATAGGTGTTGCTATCCTTGGCAAAGCGGTATGCCTTGCCCGTCTTGTTGTTGTAGTAAAGGTCGCCAAGATGGATTTCTTTATCCTTATCGGTCTTCCAACTGATGGCTGGGGCATTCTCCAAGGTAGGCACACCATCATAGAACCACGTTTCGATAGCACCATCCACCTGATTCTGCAATTCGGCAATCTTATTGAAATACTGAGACAATTCCTTGCCATCCACAGTGGATTTAGCGGAAATCTTACCCTTAACAGACAATTGCTTAGTGCTGCTATCATATCTGATATAAGAGCTGCCCTCATAGCCATTCTCCTTTGTAGGTCTATCACCTACATACATATCACCATAGACATTGAAGAATGCCTTGTTATTCTGCTTATTCACACCATATTCCACGTACTCCCTATTGGCAAAGGAATAGCTGTTGATGCCGTGATAGAGGCTGATGGATGGCGAATAGGTATCTACCGCCGAGAAGATAAGGCAGTTCTGACGTTCTACATCGGTTCTATTACCGCACTGGTTGAGCACATCACCTTTAGCAGGTACGTCGCTTGCCGTAGCGCAATCGGTATCAGAGAGGTCGATATAATGATACTTCTTTCCTTCCAGCTCTACAGGGTCTTCATCACGACCGATTACCAATCGCCAATAGAAGTGATTGCCATCCTTGTGATAAGTGCCCTTTCGGACGTTGAATGATTCCGAGCGCACTTGGTCGCCAACAGCGAAATCATTATCCACGGCATCGCCTTCCTGCTCTGCTAAGAAATAGCAACGATAAGCCTTCTGTGACACATTGTTATATGTCACAGTAACCTCTTCTACCTTATGAGCCACCACGCCGCCAGCAGGAGAGATTATCTCCTTACCACCGATGGTGGATGTTTTATTGATAACCAGCTCCTCGAAGATAGCCTTCATTCTTACCTCCAAGTAATCTGTGATGAGGTGCGAACGACCTTCTGCATCGGGAGTCCACGAGCCTCCGTTCTCATTGTTGGAGTTACCGACATGCAACCCACTAAAGAACTTCTGCACCTTTTCCCAAGTGATTGTGCCCTTTACGGTGTCGTCCTTTGTCTTGTTTAATCTTTGTTCATCAACAGCTTTTGCTGAAAATACATTATAATCCGTAGGAGTTATGCTATCATAACTCTTAATGATGTAAATCGACCTTCCGCTTCCGCCATTACCATTAAGATAACTCTGTCCATTATAGACAAGTTCCTCTATCTTTGACTCCATTGCATTGAGGCGGGAATACGAAGGCTTTTCTCCAACATAATACTTCGCACCATCAAAAGGAATATCAAGGCTGAATTCATATCCAATAACTCTTGAAGACCTATAACTGTCATCATAACCTTTATTGTAAAGGTTAACCCTGTCTCCTACCCCATGCAAGTTGCCACGACCTTGATTGAATGAATAATTAGCCTCAGCGGTACATGTATATGTCGTAGGGTCTATTATTGACTTCTTCAAATTCTTAATAGAATCCGTCAGCAACTCATTGGAAGCAGCAGATACCAAAGCATCGCCCAATTTGGTAGAATCCCAATTATAGAGAACAAAAGTATCTCCGTCCTTTGGATGCAAAGTTGTGTCCGGCAAAAAACGACCATAATCCTCATTAGCAACAATCTCAAATACCTGCGACTTAGGATTTATCTGTTCTTTTCCATCTTTCAATATCGGATTACCATCATCGTCCTTAAGTATTTCAGAAACTCCATCTGGATTAAACTCACATTCGAAGTCCATACCATTAAGAGAACCGCTTTGGAATACTATATGTAAGTTCTTGCCACTAAGAATATACGCCTTTCGGAAAGCCATATCACCTGTTTTTTCGCCATCATCATTGACAATAGTAAGCGAATTTACACGATAGAAAGTCCGTTTGATGTAATCACCCTCTTCGGGTGTACTTTCATCCTCTACATCTTTTTCGTATGATGTCACATTAGACGTTTTGATAAGATTTCTTGGATAAATATCATCATTTGTTGTTACTCCCTCTACGTACTGGTCTTCATGGAGTCCACCGACTTGTATATATCCGTTTTTCAGCTCAAAGCCATTCTCTGCTAACAATTGCTTGTTTTTGTCAGAGCATTCTGCTGAAGTAGGAAGCATAAGACGTTTTTCTACGACACCATCTTTTGTTATGTCCGCATCGGCATCATTCTTATATCCACTAGGCAAGTTCCTTGCAGCTCCAAAAGCATATACCCTGTTTGCATAAGTGGACTGGCTTTGTGAACTTGACATAGAAACGATGTTGTCGTTTAGTCTGAAATCAACAATCGCATTTGTATTCTCGCAAGTACCAAAATGTAGAATATTGCCTTCAAACCACCATTCACATTCAAACGTCTGAGCAATATTTGCAATAGCATCCAACACACTTGTGTTTGAGTAGGTTATAAGCTTTGCAGCATTTGCATCTACGCTCGCATCAATAACATAAGTATAGTCCGTTCCTTCGCCTTCAAATTTAGGGTCGTAAAGATAAGACTTGTCTAACTTCGCATAATAAGCTAGACTTTTCATAATCACCTCTACATGGGTACTTATTGTTGAAGTAAGAGAGAATGTCGCTTCTTGTGAACCTGTATTCGGACGATACTTCAATATCTTGTTCTTGAACTTACGATAATATGCATCAAATAGAATTTCATAGGAATATCCGATAGTATCATTATCTTTGGCCTTAGTTAAATCTATCAGTTCAAATCGACCATATGGCGTATCTATAAAATCACCAAGCAAGAAATATATCGGCTTAGAAAGCTTAAAGGAAAGCTTACAATAATGAGACTGCATCAGTTCATAATGAACCAATGCGTCCTGTGTGACGGGAGCAGAACATCTTACCTGTATGTTTCCATCATTATCGTAATACTTTATGTCAATTTCATTATAAGTTTTCATAATTATTCTATATCTTCAAATTCTTTCAACGTAAACATATTTATATCAAAATCCGTCAATACTCCCCTGTTCGTTGGATTATATTCTATGAACTTCAAGCTTTTCTTGCCGATAGCCCCACCTTTCCCCCTTGAATAAGTAGGAGATTTTCTCGCACAATACAAACGGTATACATCATCTTTCGATTTTGGAACCTGTATCGTAACAAAGCCATTATCCATAAGCGAATCAAAGGCTTTTACCCTTTTATTATAGTCGCTATGGTCTCTGCCGACAATAACAAACTCCAAGGTAATGCTTCTTTCTGCCTTTTTGGGACGGATAGGAACAACCCTAGTTCCATGCTCTGTCCTTACTTCATTGGTTATATAACTTTTATTGTCTGCGTCAGCTTCCAACGCATCCAAAAAGCCATTCCCCATCTTAACCCGATAGGTAGTCCAAGCATCTTTTCCGTTTATAATAAGTTCATTCGTGTTCATGCCAACAAAGTTAAAAACAAAATGAGGAATAATATTATATTATTATCACAATGCTTTCACTTAAAATTTAAGTGCAAAAAGGGCGCAAATCCTAAAAGGAAATGCGCCCAAAAACAATAAGCATTTAAAATTATGAAGTTGTGTTTTCGTTTCCCTTTACCTTTGCAGCTAACGCTACTTTATCTTCTGCATCCTTGCGTATCTTTTCAATTTCTTCAGCAGGAGCGTCAGTTAGAGCCAGCATTTGTACAGCAGTCTCTAAAGAAAGTACGCCTTGATTATATAGTTCCGCTATTACTTTCCACTTATCCTTTTTGTCATCCTCGAAAGGTTCGGCAAAATCGAATTCGACCTCCAATTTATCCAACTTGCTTCTCATCTCAGGATATAGTTCCTTCATTACGGCTATAATCACATGCGATAATCTACCAACAAGTTCTTCATAGATTTCCATTCGGTTAGCTCGCTTGATGTAACCCAATACCAACGCTCGTTTTATGCCGACACTAGTAAGCGTACTCATAGCTTTCATCAGTTCCGGTGACATATCCGGTGTAAACGTATCAAACAATATAGACTGAGCCAAGTCTTCTTTCTCTGCCTTGCGGATTTCGGAATTCTGAGGTGGGTTGATATATTCAAACCTAGAGTTCTTGCTTGTAAGTTGTATGAGTTTACCTGGCTCGTTCCGCTTAGGGATTGATTGTATCACGTCAGCAGTTGCAGCGGCAATAGGGTCAGCAAAGTAGTTGTTAGTATCTCCTATCTTGGAATCAAGCATTTCTTCACGTTCCATTCTCGGTTCTGCTCCTTCCCATGCCTTTGGCTGACGAAAATAAATGCCATTAATTTTTCCTGTCGGATTAGGATACTTATACACTTTCCACCCAAAGCCACCACGTTCACAATGATAGTTAAAAACGGATGTCAATATATCCCAACATTCGATAGTCTTTGATTCTCGCTTTAAGGAATAGCCTACAGCAAAAGCAAGCATGTTTCCGTACTGGTCAAACAACTCTCTCATCTTATGTCCCTTTGAGCGAGCAGCAACATACACATCAACATGCATTTTTCCGTTTTTTTGCGAGAAATTAAAAACAAAACCGCTTTCGGTTTCTGCTCCGGCAAGTCGTTTACATTGACGTAGCTTGGTATTGAAGTATATATCCTTCAAGTATTTTTTATATAGTTCAAAGGCTTCATCGTCACCTTCAGTCTTCTTCCACATAACCGGATTGCCTAACAAGAAGAACAATTCTACCTCATTGATGTATCTTTGTCTTGTTCTTGCCAACTTCTCCGTCCTGTATGGCTTTTCTCCCTTTACCCATTTATCTTCACGGCTCATCACCTTATGGGTTTGTGGATTATATTCCGAAATGGCATTATCCACATCGAAATCATGTTGTTCCATCATATTTACGACAGAATCAACATCATTATCTTCCAAACGTTCGAAGATGCTTCTCTCCACACCCAATGCATTGAGCGTGAGGTTTCGAAAATATGTCTTTATCTGAATAATTGAATCTACAAACATCCTTATAACTTTTTGAAGCAAAGATAATAATAAACAGGGTTTCTACCTACCATATAGGGCAAACGCCTTTCACTTAGTTTTTAAGTGAATAAAAAAGACTATTTACTAAAGAATTTATCTTTATTTAGTAAACAATCTTTTTTATTTACACTTGACTTTTATCTACTCTTATAGATTACTTACACTAACAATCTAATAATTAGATACTTGTATTTTTATTACAAAAGTAATTATATTTGTCATTTAGTACACTCCTAAGTCTGATTTAGATGCTTTTCTTGGCTTCATCACTTTACCGAGCAATACGGCAAGAATATAATACCTAGCAGCATCTATCAAATGGTTATCATGGTCTTCGGGAACATTGATGTAATTACCATCCTTATCCTTTGACCACACATATTTACGGAACTCGCTCTGTAAATGGACTGATTGCTTAGTTGTGAAGATTTCGAATGTCTGCATCTTGTCAATACCAGCCAATATAGAGCCAGCACCCTTTTGTGCTCCATATATAACTATTCCACCAAGAGCTACCTCATCTATAAGCCTAGGGTCAGCACTATCCGCATACACAAACAAGCCATCATCCGCATAAGGGCGCAAGAATTTTATAATATCACTGGACAACATTTCCGTTCTATAGCAAAGTTCCTCTATGTATAGGCGTTTGTCTACGATGCCACACTTCACAATAGCAGTATAGTCTTTCGAATATCCCCAGTCTACTCCGATGGCTACTTTCCTTGCGTTGCTAGGGAACTTGTCAACGATGCCTACATGCTTGAATATTGCACCCTCAGATACGTCAGACCATCTACCTATCATTATATGAGCATATTTCTCCGGTTCATTCTTCTTCATCTCTAATACCTCGTTAAGGAACTCAGGTGAAAGATGCTTTATATTATCAAGATAGGTCGTATGTATATGAAGTACTCTAGGGTCTGTACTGATCTGGACGGGAACGCCATCAAAATACACCTCTTTATGTGTCTTTTCGATGAAACGCTTATATACCCAATGATTTGAATCACAAGGGTTCATAATGATTATTACTCGGTTGTGCAAGCCTTTCTGACGGATTGAAAGCATGATGCGCTCAAAATCCTCCTCACTCGTCCATTCCTCAGCCTCATCAACGACAAACGTAGTCACACCATGGATTGACTTTAACTTCGCAGTCTGATTACCACTAGCCGTATGAATACCACGGAACATGATTTCAGCTCCTGTCATTTTGTTGACTATATCTGTCTTAGTATTCTTAAAGTAATCCTGTGTACCATCAATCTCTATCTTCTCTTTAACCTCTGGAATTACGGAAATAGCGGCACTTACCATCGTATAACGTGTATAAAGAATCTTATGCGCTATCTTTCTTTCTGAATTGTATTCAAAAGTAAGTCTTTCGATAAACTGAGAAGCAGAGAAACTTTTTCCTGACGCACGGCTTCCTGTTATAAGGTAAATGAAATGCGTCTTGTCATTATATAACGGATAATAAACGGAATGTGTTTTTGCCATTATTCACCCTCCCCTTGCTCTTCTGCTTCCTGCTCAATCTCTCTTTCTATCCACTTGTTGACGGATATACCTTTCTTAGGGTCAAAAGGAATGCCCTTTTCCTCTTCATCCTTCTTACCTCTCTGTATCTCTCTCCAAGTCATATCGTAATGGAATAACCAAGTAGAAAGGGCTTGTACGTTAGGTGGGGTCTCCTGCTCGGTTTCTCTAGTTTCCACTACTATATCATCTGTCATAACTCCATCTACAACCATATGTCTTTTGGTGGTTGTCTTGCCTTTTACCTTGACACCTCCAAGGGCGCATTTAAGGAATCTTCCACGCACGATTGCATTGATAAACTCTCTGCCACGCACGAGGGATTGAGTTATCCTTTCGCCTCTTTCCGCATTTTCGTCTTCATTCCAATTCTCGTATTTTCCGTTTTTCATTCGGTTGAAGACCTGTGGATTTAGGTCAACCCCAAACTTCAAACCAAGGGCGTAGGCAATTTCAGAATCCTTCTGACCTTGCTTTGCAAGCTGTTCTATCTCATCGTAGAAAGCATCGCCATTGTAATCAAATTTCGGTTTTGCCATTTTCTTGTATTTATTATTGTTTCGCTATATATTGGGCAGATGGGATTTATACCTTGCCTCTAATTTTGTTATACATATAGAAAGGAACGGCTAGTAAGAACATTGGTATTGCCAATATCATAGTTATAGCCAAGTTCGCAATCTTCATTAATCTTTTTCCGTTTGCCTTCATAATCTTTCGATATTTATGAGTTGACCAATTGTCCTACCTTGTTTGTCAAAGGAGTAAAGAGACACGACACCCACATATTGAATGCGTTCTTTCTCCTCTTGCCAAGAAACATAGAAACAATCATAAATGGAATGAGCATACCTATTGTTATTGCCGCTATTATGTACCCTAGTAATATTCTTATAATCTTTTTCATTGCTTATTCGTTTATATTCGTTTTGCTACTTTCATAAGCATTTCTCCCTTTATTACCTTATCGGTTTCGATAAAGCCAAAGGTGCTCATAAAGCGTTCCTTGTTCTCGATGTTATCAAAGGATAGCATGACGTAAGACTCGGCTTCTAATGCCTTTTCCGCTGCCTTGGTGTTTACTTCTTTCTTCACCTGCTGCATACGTTCCTTATTCGCTTGGTATTGAGCCTCTTGCTGCTGATTGGCTATAATTTGATTTTGTTCTATCTGTCGTCTCTGCTCTTCTTGCACTTCCTTTGGTGCTTGTACTTTTCTGTTTTCGCTTTCTTGGGCAAATGGGTCTAGTAAGGAATTAAGTTCTTTACCTAACTCATCTTCGCCTTCAGTCTTTACCATTGCATCATAGCCGAACAGGGATAAGTCTTCTTCCGTTAATCCGGCATCCATATAGTTTATGTCCGGAAGTAACTCACGGACTTTCATGTCATCCCATTCTCCATGAGCATTCTCGGAATTAAGCATGAAATTCAGTTCAACTTCGGTCTTGTAATCCATATTTACAGCCTCAGCCAAAAGAGTATAATCCTTTTCGGGATAGCCCATAATCTCATCCACGATGGTTACTTTTTGGTTGCCGCCTACGATGGTCATTGTTTGCTTATTGACGGTTATACCACCAACAACGCCATATTTTCTTATGGAACGTTTCAATGTAGCTTTCTGCTGCGGTGAAATCTTCCTTGGATTATATGGTGCTATTTGCACTTCGGAGCGTTTGAACTCTTCTTGCTTGCCTGTGAAATAATCTCTTGGTTTCGTCATCTTATCAACTCATTGTTTCTTGCAAAGGTATGAATAATAATTGTTTAAGAGAAATGTTTACTTGCGTGTCTTTTCACTTTGTCTTTTAAGTGAAATAACATATCGCAGCAATATATTAATTGGCTTGCATTTTGGTTAATTTTGCACTAAAAAAGATATGGGAGACGTTGGTAATAATGGGGCATATGCTAGGCTGAGAGCACAAGCTACCTCTATGCGGAGAAAAGCCGAGTCGGTTGGTAACAAGCTACAAGCTATAGCTGAAGGTATAGCTAAGAAGTATGGAGCTAGGGTCACTCCTATCAATTACAAGAGTGTTGACTCCATTGTACGCAAGGCTAAGGGCGAGGCTAATGGTATCAAAGACATTAAGGACTCGTACAGAACAACCATCATCGCAGATAAAGGGTCAATACCGAAAATAATAAAAGACCTTAAAGGCAAATACAAGGGCTTTGAGTTCGTTAGACTCAAGGAACAGAAACTGGATACTGGCTATTCTGGAAACATCATCAATATCCGGAACAAGAAAACCGGACTTATTGGTGAGATACAAGTTAACACCGCCAAGATGATTTACGCCAAAGAGAATTACTCGATAGCCTACAAACTGTTGGGTGGGAAGACCATGCGAGAAATCTATAAAGAGACCAAGAAACCATCCGGTTGGGGACATGCATTATATGAGCAAAGTAGAACCGCCAAGAGTAACGGAGGTAAGAAGCAAAGGTCGGTATCTATGCAACAAGCTTACTATGCAACATTTCAATAATTAATATATTTAAATTTCAAGTAATAAACATTAATTTGTTTGCAAGTTTAATATATTTTTTATATCTTTGCATTGTAATAAGGAGATAAAGACTATGAACAATAAAGATAAGAACAAAATCAGCCACCTCCTTAAAAACGGAGAGTCGGTTTATGTTTACTATTGGGAGGATGACATCGTTGTCCGTTATCAATATGTAAATAAAGAACTTATGTGTTACCCTAAAGGTAAAGGACGTAAGCCAAAGGAGTTTAAGTTTAATGAAAACACCTATGCACAAGATGCTCTTGAGTTAGGTGAGCTAATAACGAAAGAAGAATATGAAAGATTCTGAAATGATAGAATTGTGCCTTGGTATCGCTTGCAAGGCGCACAAAGGACAGATTGATAAGGTTGGATTGCCTGTTATATTGCACCCTATCCATGTAGGAGAAATGGGTAATAGTACCGAAGAGATTTGTGTCGGATTTCTCCATGATACGATTGAAGATACGGATATGACCTACGACAAGCTGTTATCACTAGGTGTTAGAAAAGACATTGCCGATAGTGTATGTGTCCTAACCCACAAGAAAGGTGTTCCGTATTTTGACTACATACAATCAATCATTGATTCAAAAGATATGGTTGCAATACAAGTCAAAATCAACGACCTGGATCACAACCTATCGAGAGCTAAAAAGTACGGATTTCAAAAGCAATATGAAAAATGTACTACGGCATTGTCAATGATGGGAAGGTTCTTCCCACATGAAGAGGGACAATACTACCCATCGTTCGAATATATTCCTTAAGATGTACGCTTACGTGTTAAATTCCATCCGTATTTCTTTGCGTATTCTTTCATAACTTGATATTGCGCACCAACATTACCTCTATCATTAGCTTCCGTGACACGTTTCTGTATTTCGTTTGCTTCACGATTATAACTAGACACATCACTTGCACTAGGGACTTTTCCTCCTTTCGTAAAACTAGAACGCTTTCTGTTTAAAGCTAGCACTTTCTCGTTTATTCGATTTCGTATTCCGCTCTTTGAAAGATACTCTGTCTGTTTTTGCTGAAGGGTTCGTCTCCATTGCGAATTTTTCTTACCAAAAACATCCCATGCATCCGATTCTGAAAGTCCCCACCCTTTACTTGGTCTCTTCAAAGAATACGTATAATTCTTTGTAACTGCTCGAATCTCGGAAGCGTTATGTGCTATAGTTGTAAAAATGTCAGCTCCAGACAAAATTGTGCCAACTCTTCCAGCTATAGTATCTCCAATACCTCTATTAGGATGGTTGTGAGTAATGATGGCATCTTTGTAGTTATAGCCAAAAGGTAATTGCGTACTATGTGCCTTTCCTGTTTGGGTATGCGCTATTTCTTTTCCGTCCTTATTAAAGGCATAAATACGTTCCGTCTTTAGCTTTCTAATCTTAGCTTCAGTGTCAGACAAAGCCGCATCCAACCCACGGCTATGTCCGGCATTGATTTGCCTATCCGCTCTTTCGCCTCGTTGAGGTCTGCCTCTATATCCTCTATCTGCCATATATAAATCTCCTTTTTTATTTGCAAAGATACAAAATTTGCAAGGGAGTACCTACATATCAAAGGTTTACAACTTCACTTATCTATATTGTGCAATCATTCTTTATCTTTGTTGTATTTAACCTCAAAACCAATCATCGTTTGTTTCACAAAAACAGCCTTGCAAGCCAATAGCTTACCACTTTTGGATAATTCTTTATCCTTGTACCTAATATCATACTTGCCCATATGATAATCGTAGCAAGCATCAATACAGCTCTCTACAAGCTCCTTCTCTGCTTCGAAATATGGCATTTCCTTCTTGCTCACTTTCGCAAGCCACCCACCACCTTGTATTAGGTCGAATATTCTTGAATACCCATCACGCAAGCCATTGCAATATGCGGCATAAAACTGCACTTTCTGAAGAGGAACTTTTGTACCTTGTTCCAACAACTTGACAGCCAACGCCCTAGCCTCATCATCTTGGCTCTGCTCTAGAATCTTCATTGCATGGTTTACAACTTTTCTTTCCTGTTCCGTCATGTTATTTAGAATTTAAGTTTTTCAGAAAGCTCAATCTGCCTTCTACTTGTGTAAATGTGTCATCCAACTCATCATCACTCATAGAGGAATAGAAAGTATAACTGTATGGACGCATAGTAAATCCATCAATCAAGAAGACAGAGAACCACATAATGCGCTTTACACTACATTGTTTCAGATTAACTTCTAATGCTCCTTGCTCTACTTTTACGACAATATTATTGGTTGATTTAATGCTTAACGCCTTACCTAAAACATCATTATATACTTCATTCATTACTCTTCTCTTTAAATCCTACATATCTCTTCATTTCACTATAAGCTCTCTTCATAGCCTCAGCCGGAGAAAGATTATACTTTTTCTCAATATCGCTTGTTATATCCGCAAGATGCTTTCCAAACAACTCTTCAATATAAGAGTCATCTTTCATCCGCTGAATACCCCTTGCATATATCTTAGCCTTATCCATGCCCCATTCCAATCCCATTTCGTGAATAAAGTCATCCAATTGCATAAGGCTTTTCTTTCCGAAGTTTCGGAATTTTATCATATCGAGCTTGGAATATTGTACCAAGTCTCCAATAGTATCTATGTCGGCTGCCTTTGTCACATTAAGGACACGAACTGGTAAATTACAATTAACTAATCTGATGGAGAACAATGAAGTGGGAACATCTTCAGGTTGTTCTTCTTCTTTTTTACCTTCTTGCATAATAAACTGCATTTTTACATTCTTAATTTCCTCTTTCAAGGAATTGTTCTCCAGCTTCAAGTCTACAAGTTCTTCAATCGCATAGTTGAACTTCCGGATAGCCTTAATAACAATCTGGCGCACCCTTTCTCTTGAAAGTTCAAAATTATCGGCTATATCACTAATTCGGTCTCCATTGAAAAATGCTTGCATAATCTTTTTCTCTCGTAATCCGTATTGTGCCGTTAACTCCAATAACATACAAAGTGAACTACCTATTTTGTCATAGCTGAAAGAAGAAACGTTCAACGCATCATGCATTAACATTTGTATCTTAGTATTTACCTTGCGCTCACTTGCCAACAACTCTTTCTGCTCTCTATCAAGTAAATCCTCTGAGATAGATAACATCTTGTATTTCTCGGAATACTTCTTAACATCATCTACATTCACCCAAAAGCGTTTACTGCTTTTATCATTGTAGCCACCAAGCAAGCCCTTGTTAACCCAGTTCGTAATCGTCTGAGGGTCAACACCTAAATAAGCAGCGGCATCATTTCTTGTCATTCTCTCCATACGAAACCCTTTCTTTTATTTTTTGTTCTTAAAATATTCACCATAGGCATTAATCAAATCTTTTTCAGTAATACCTCTTCTCAAACAATCATTAGCGAAATCTACTCGTACATTATCATTCCTTTGAACTTTATTGTATCGTTCTGAATACTCTTCAATTAAGTCCGCAACAACCATATACGCTTTAATTTGGGAGGTTTTAAGCATGTCAACACTAACAAAAGTTTTGCATATATTGATACCTCGCCTTTTGTCAATCTTTTGCAGATAAAGCCCCATACTTGTAGCAACAACCTTACTTGTATCATTCTTATAAATAAGTACCGTATAGCCTACTTCTCTTTCGATGTGAGCAAGCACCCTATTAATTGGCATGTTCTCTATTCCCAATGCTCGCTCGGCATATCTCCGCAAGAAATGAGGCGTATAACTGAACTGCTCTGCACTATTCTCTTCGTCCAACAAGGAAGTAGCACATACGTAATCGTTCGTTTCCTTGCAATAGATAAACATGTCAAAATAGAATTGTCTTATGTTCCCTCTATCTACAAACACGCATACTTTGTACTCGGTAGCGTCTTTCGTCTTGAAATCATAACACTGAGTTGTGTATCGTCCCATTCCCTTACGAAGCTCACGGATGAGTTTCTTTGCTTTTTCGATAGCAAACTTTTCTAGCATAGGCTTATCCTTCTTGAATATATCAAAGAGTTCACGCCCCGTCATTGAACCTATAATCATTCTCTACCCTCCTCTTTTTCGTTCAATTCGCTAGTAAAAGAACTTTTTAATCCATCGTATTGCTTTACCACCTGTTCCAAAGCCTTATTCTTCTCACGCAACTCATCACGCTCTAAGAGTAACTTTCTGTACTTCTCTAACTCATATCTAACTTCTTTCGAGTGAAGCCTCTGTAGCTGATTGTTGAGTTCATTAAGTCTGTAGCCTTGTTCACGTGTTTTCTTACGAAGATGACATAATTCTTCTTGCATTTTTGAATAATTCTTCAATACCCTAAGAGTTATTCGCTCTTCGGGTATATCCTTATTCACATCATTCTTTCTTGCCTTACTCATAACTAAAACTCCTTGTCCTTTAAAAATAAAACGCTTCCAACCAAACAACAAATACCTTTCCAGCCAAGCCTCTTCGCTTGTATTGTAGCCAAAGTATTTATAGGTTTATGTTTGAGAAGTCCATCTTCATCGCACAATAATATGTTATTATCATCAAGATGAACCAACTCGACATAACCACCAACTAAAGCCTGAGCCTCCTCTAGAGTAATCTTTACTCCATTCTTTGGCTGCACCTCTTTGACGATGCAGCCTACCTCGTATAACTTCATGCTCTATAAATTTAAATAAGACATCATATCTTGAACGGCATCCATATCTTTTTCGATACGGTCATCATACATGCTTTTAATACTCTTAGAAACCTCTAATATTGTAAAGCAGTAGTGTTTACCTTTAAAGTAAAAAGGTAACTCATTACAATTCGACTTGTTTGCCGTGAAATTATAAGGACTCCCATGATGAAAGTCAAACTCAAAAGAGCTGTTGTTATCCTTGCATCGCTCTACGACCTTACTTCTCCATTCTGCAATATGTGCTTGCATCTTTTTCTTATTGTTAGAAGCTTCTAACCATAAGGTAGATTGCGCAGCTTTCGAATGATAATAGTTTCCACTATCTAATATCTCCAGCTTAATGCAAAAAACTTGATTTACTGCAATCGGTTTTAATGCTTCATCCAAAGCGATAGCCAAAGCTCCACTCTTACAATTATTTGCCCTAAATTGGCTTATAACTTTATATGCAGTCTTCTTATCCATAATCTTAAAGTTTTAAATTTCAACACCAAAATTCTCTGCAAATATCTGAAGCATTGTCAGCTCCAAAATAACTTTCTTTGCCTCGTCTTCACTCATATCATAGCATACTGCAAAACGCTGACGTAACGTAGCACAATCCATATCGTGACGCTCATTTAAGAAAGCTATCATATTTCTTACTAATTCTTTGATATTCATTATCTTAGACAGTTTTTGCGGTGTGTCTCACCTTTTTTATTATTTATACTTTTCAATTGTATTAAAGACATTATCTAAAGCCTCATCGCAATATGCCGTACTAGTTACACATGCGCCTCTAGAAATCGCCTTGTAACAATCTCTAAGACCAAGCAAACCACCAATAAGCTTAGATGCATCATAGCAAGTAAACTTATTCAAGTCCAATGCATCAATAGCATTAATACCATTTTCTGTAATAACACCTTTAATATCATTGATGAACTTCTTCTGCTTTTCGGTAATCATCTTCATAACAATTGTGCTAGTTTTTAACGTGCTCGCTCTGCACTATCTTGCAAGAAACTTGTCTTGCGGCAAATCTTCAAGTACCTCTTAAAGACATTGCAAAGATACGAAATAATTTTCTAACATGCAAATGTTTTATGGTTTTTCTTTATTTATTTAACCTTTCTTTACTTATGATGTTTCTATATTGCATACATTAACAATAAAGGCAGACTTTCACAAGCCTGCCAATACATATAAAGAAGATAATACATTATTATATATAAATTAAAAAGAACATTATCTGTTGTCATACCTGTAGAGTATTACCCTACTTTGTGGAAATACCTTATATATACGTTCTAAGTCTTCGGGTGCATTATCCCTTAGCCATGCAAAACAATCCAAGTCCAAAGACAAACCGCCTGACGCATTCCCAACCTCTGCATTCTCCGAGCGCAATGCTCTGGAGTACATTATCGGCTTAGGCAGATGCCGATGTTTCATATATTGCAAGATTTGCTTTTGAGTAAAATCAGCAAGAGGATAACAATTTCCACCATGAATGTAATTTTCATCCTCATACGACTTCAACATAAGGCTTCGGTTCATCGAGTCTGCTTTCTTCATACCAAAGAATACGTATTCTATTCCGAAACGCTTTTTTAAGGCTTTTACTACCATAGAAAGATTAAGAACCTTTACTTTTGGATTCGGAACGCAATAAACTCCATAATGAAGATTGTATGTTGTATTCCAATGTGGTATCTGCTCGAACTCTATCTTCGGGTATCTAGCCTTCAGCCAGTTTATCCATCGTTGTATATGCTCTAAGTCTTTTACGAGATACATAAATACACATACTATGCGCTCAAACTTATCATATAATAAGTCCAATGTAACAATGGAGTCCTTGCCAAGAGACATCATAACGATACAATCCTTACTCTGTTCACTAGCCATATCAATTACCATATTGGCAACATCTATGGGATTCTTCCTCACTACAAGAGGCTTTACTCGCTTGCGTCCCATATTACAACAAACCTAAAATCTGACTTCCGGAAATACGCATAGAGTTAGCGGCTTCCATGTGCAACATATCACAGAAAATCTGCTTTTGTTCAAAACTTTCGAAATCAATGAATATGAAGTTATCAATATCTTCCTTTCTTTTCTTTCCGACATCAGTACAATGCTGTTTCTGATCCTTGACCTCTTCCTTTGTCATCTTTGGCTTAGCTGCGTGCTCGGCCACTATCTCTTCAGATGTTTTTTCGATGTTGGGTAATTCGGTCATTGGCGTTGGGGTCGTAACTGAAATTATAGGTTCATTCAAGAAATCCTCGCTAAAGTCATCCATGCCCGAATCCTTCAATGATGCTTCCAAATCATCTTGCAACATCTTGATTTGTTCAGTATCCTGTTCCGTGAAGCCAGCAGCCTTGAAGTCTATTTCATCTATGCTAAAGTTCTTGGCAACCAAGTTGTAATCTATCGGGTCTTGCGACTTCGCCATAAACAACAATTGCTCTTTCTCGGTCTTTTCGTCAAAATCAACGGCTTCTACCTTGATGTCATAATCAGTTTCGGGAGTACCATCATAACCTTGGATAAGGTCAACGCTCATCACTCGTTTATGCCCATCTATGAGATTTCCAGTTGTCTCATTCCATTGAATACCTCCAATGAGACCAACTTTCTTAATATTGGCTTTTTGCTGTTTGATGTCCGCATCGGTATGTACCTTCGGGTTGCAAGGGTTCAAGTTTATTTGAGACCTCTTGATTATCTTTGTTTCACTTCCTTTTTTCATTTCAGTTCCTCCTTGTTTTTATCAGCTTTCAACAGAACTATCCTTGCCATTGGGAATACCTTGTATATTTTCTCTAAATCTGCCGGATAAAACTCTTTGAGAAATTTCTGATACTCAATATCCTCAACATCAACTCCTGAACTTTGTTTATTCGTTCCATTTGCTTCTGGGTTCTTTAAACGATGGTCAAGAATATAATCCATTATTTCCTTGTTTTTATATGTAGATAAAGGATAGAATTTCTTCGTCTTCCAATTGATAGCTTCCTTTCCATCCGTATAACTTCTAAGCATAAGCCGTCTGTTCAAAGAATCGGATTGTTTAAATCCATAACAAGCCCACTCTACACCAAGTCTCTTCCTGAGTTTTTCGGTTATATCAGCTAAAGTCCATTGTCTTTGCTTAGGGTCTTGTTTTATTCCCATATATCCGGTTTTTATATCATAAAATAAAGCATAATGAGGAACTTGAACAAACTCAATGTTCGGGTACTTGGTTTTAGCGTAATTATAGTAACGCATAATATGTTCCAAGTCTTTTACTATATACATGAATACTACCACAACTCTCTTGAACTTCTTGTAGCATAAGTCAAGCAATACGATAGAATCCTTTCCACTCAGAGAATGGAAAAGTAATATACTATCTGTCTCCTTGGAAACATCATCAATGATTTCTCTTGCTCTTTTTAGTTCTTGCATACATTATTCTCCTTAAAAACAAGGGGTGAATGAAAGTTAATTCATTCTACCCCTCTTGACTTTTAACCTCTTCTAAGTCTGCGGTTTACACGTTCTGTGACATTATTTGCTGCTGTACGAGCTGCCAATGTACGCATAGCACCACCATAAGTAGTTCCTTGTGCGCCAGTGTTTCGGTACTCAACATTTCTGCCACGTTCACGTCTTTCACCAGCCCTAAGACCAGTTGTACGATTTGTTACCGCTCTCCATTGAGAATAACGATAACCTCTTGATGCCTCTGACATAGTTGTAACGTTTTAAGTCCACGAATCATAAACTACTCCCCTTGGGGAATTATCTAGGCTCGGTGGACTTACGCCCACCTACTTTAGAGTCGTTTCTGTTACCTTGTCAATAACAAAGAAGAAAAACAAAGGACGCTCTTTTTCCTTTTTAAGCTCCAATGCTTCGTACATTTCATCCAAATCATGGCTATCATACTTTTCGTGAAGAAAATCAATATCTTCTTTCATAACGATACAAGTATCATTTACCAAAACATCACAATCAAGATACCACGAGTTGTTATAATCATGGAAGTGGATTGTCTTTACTACTCGCAATGGGTCAACAATACCCTCCTCTTGCGCTTTAATTACATCCTCTTCTTTACCATGCTTTTTAAGGAACTCCAAAACATCCTTGTCAAACAAACGACCAATATAATGGTCTGTATAGGCTCTGTACTCAACCTTCTTCTTGCCTTCAAGAATCTCCTTGGCATTCTTTCTTGTCATAATCAAGTTAAGAACCTCAATAGGTTTGGCTGGCTTGAAATCGGGATACTTCTCTTTAAATGCACTTACCTGCGCATCAAAATCTTCTTTGTTATTACTCATAATTAATTATTTCAAGGAACGCAATGCAAAGATAGCATAATTCTTCCATCCAAGCAAATGCGTTCGGGTTATTAAACTCACTTTTAATAAATGGTGAAAATTACTTGTTCTCTAAAGGTTTGGTTGCCTTATTAATTTGCATCCGTTCCTTTTTGCTAAACATATCATTGTAATTCTGAGAATCATCAATGACAAACTTTTCTTCTTTCTTCATATTCATATCTCCTATATGTTTTAGATAATCATTCTTAATCTTTCTCCAGCAATGCTCGCATCTTGAATACTTCGTGAACTCTGTCGGCTCGCAAGGGTCAACATCTTTCAAAGAATCAAACTCATGTGGCAGTACCATAAACACGTTCTCAAAATGTTCTTTATTGTATCTCAAAGCTTCGTCACGATAACGAAACCAAGTACAACATTCTTGAATGCTTGTGTTCTTGCTGAAAATCAAATATGCTTTATTCATAATCCGATACAGTTGTTTCGGTGTGTCTCACCTTTTTATATTACGATGCAAAGATAAGAATAACACCTTAATTTTGCAAGTTTTTTAATGCTTTTGTTTCTGTATTTAAATATATTTCATATATCGAAAGAACTTTTAATCCTTCATCACCTCAAAATGAGCATCCATAGCCTCAACAATATTACATAACGTATCAATATCGGCATTAAAACGCCCCATCTCAATATTACGAATGTTGTTAGGCTTATAACCGGACTTTTCTGCCAGCTCCTCCAATGTTATACCACTAAGTTCTCTAACCTCTTTAATCTTCTGCCCCATTATATAGCGATAGAGATTTCGATTACGATGTTTCTTGTCATCATCGGGGTTTCTTCTTTGCTCTAAATAAGCAATTTCAAAGTTCCTTACCTTCAGACAATTAACCATGTTACCAAATATCTTATGCTTAGGGGGAAGAGGAAAACCATCGGCATCTTCTTTTACAAGTTCTATTTCGCCACCTTCAGTAGCTTGTATGTACTGAGCGAAGCGCACCGCATCATCGTAGTACATTTCCGTAAATCTTTGTATCATATTTTAAGAATTTTCTGCAAAGGTACACAAAATAACTCACATTTGGTCAAACTTGAAACATACAAATAGGTTTTATTTGGTATTTTTAAGACTTCGCTGTACTTTTGCACAATAGGAATAAAAATAATTTAAATCATATAATTATGTGGGTATATAGCGAAAAACAAAAGACGTGGGTCAACCTTGAACAAGTTCAGCGAATTGCTAGCGATGGGCAAGGTGGGTATCTGTTAATCAGTCAAGATGGCAAGAAAACATCCGTCGACCAAACTTGGTATGACAAGGCTATGCGTTGGGTTGACCCTGACTGGTGGGAAAAACACCCTAATGGCGGTAAGGACTCCTTGAACTTCGAAGATGCTCTGAAGGCTATTATGAAAGCTACAGGTGCAAAAATGGACAAAAAGGATAAGGATAAGAAAGAGGGGGAAGAATAGACCTTCCCCTTTCTTCAAAATTCAAACATCGTTCTTTGCCTCTCCTATCATTTTCATAACATATTCCACTACCTTTTCATTTGCCTTGTTTATATTCGTAAAGTCCTTTTGAATGTAAATATCAGTAACATCTAACTGCGAAACGTGATTGAGTGCTTCGTGAATGGTATACTTATCAATACCTAGTTTATTTCTTGCTATAGATGCCCAAGTATGACGGGCTGAGTAGAAATCGAAACGAGGAATGCCCAGTTCGTCAGCTATGAAATGCAATCCCTTATTTATATGCTTATTGAAATTGGCTGCATTGCTATATTTCTGATAGAAATCAAAGGCCCTTGTTGTTCCCTTATATTTTCGGAACAAAGGTTTGATGATGTCAGGTACGACAATTTCTATGTGGGCATTATCGTTTCTCCTATCTCTAGTTTTAGCTCTATCGTAGGCGAGTACGCCCTTATTATAGCTGACACATTCATATATGTCAACAGAGTTCATTCCCATCAGAAAGAACGAGAGTACATAACAATCCCTTGCCATACCTACACGTCTAGTCCCCTTGAAATTAAATACTCTTACAAGGTTCTCTTCACTGATTACTCTATCTTTTGTCTGCGGAATATCCCTCGGAACGGAGAATTTATCAAAAGGATTACTTTGGATAATATCATTTCCATTCGTATTATATTCTTTGATAGCTTCATTGAAGATATGCCGCATATTGCCCAAGTATAAGGATTGCGCCCTAGGATGACCATCTAGGAATTTCTTATATCCGTTTAGGAATCTGTAGTCTATGAGAGAAAACGGCAGCTTACGGCAACCATTATAGCGTGCAAGGGAATTGAGCATAATCAGATAATTCTTCTTTCCCTTATTGTCGGATTTCTCAACCCACTCTTCGGTAAAGGAAAAGAAGTCTAAATCCTCTGTCTTGTTGCCTATATCAATCAAATGCTCACATATCCAATCAATATCCACATCTTTACCTAGCAAGTCTACCTCTAAGTCATAGAGTGCATCCTTCATAACATTCATTTTATCTTCTATCGTCTTCAATATCTTACGTGAAGAAATCTTTCCGGCTCTAGACAAGTCTGAGTCGGAAACAACTATATTGGTAGGAAATCTTTTTCTCTGTCCCTTATGAGAAAGAACAATAGACACCTTTCTTGTCTTGTCTTGCTTTGGTTTTCCAAGCTCGTATGTTATTGTAGCCATAATATTTTTTCCTTTAAATTTACAATATTTTGCGGCAATTTTGCGGAAAATGCGGCAATTTTGCGGCAATTTTACATTTTACTTGTAGTACTCAGAGCCTACTTGTGGAATTTTAAAATCTTCTAATAAATCGTTTCTGTTTCATAAGCATAAGTTCATTATACGTTTATAAACGCCTATTTTATAGCCATTTATAAAGAAAAATGGTGAAACAACCTATACGATTATTTCACCATTTCTTGTTTATTTTTATAGTGATTCCGTTGGGGTTCGAACCCAAGACCCACAGCTTAGAAGGCTGTTATACGGAACACCAATAAAATGCCTAAACAATAGCAACTTATGCTATAGGCGAATAATCATTTTGCGGCAATTTTGCGACATTTTATGCAAGCCTACTCCACAGAACATACAAATATACTTTACATTATCATTTCCTTTTCTGCTGATATTCCACAACTAAGAGCTGCTTCACATCTGCTAAATCCAACTCTAAATCACGATAAGTAGGATTAAAGGAACGCAATATAAGCTTTCCATTATTCATATCCAAGTCAATGATTCGCTTCAACAGAATACCTTCTTTATGAACTATGATATATTCCTTTCCGTCTATATGAAGTCCATTGCTCTTTACCATGTAGTCAGGGCAGACTTTACATATAACGATGTCTCCATTCTGATAAGCTCTAGACGAGCCATCATCCATAGAATCACCGCTTACCTCGAATGCTACGTACTTTTCTTTATCTTCCTTTACAATAGGGATTGTTGGGAGCGATGATATATATACATCATCTGCATATCCGCTGAGATAACCAGCATAAGCCATCTGTGGAACAAGAGGAACAAAGCTGACGCTTGAATTGATATTCGATTTGATGTCATCGTTAAACATCTTTCCTTCTCCGGTCTTAAGCCAATTCAGATTTAGCTGAGGGTAAGCCAAAGAGATATTCTTCAAGAAAGTCTCGCTAGGCATATCCGGCAATCTGCTAATTGCACTGGTATAGCTCTTACATTTCCGCAAGAAGAATGTAGTACTAATTCCCATCTCTGTACAGAATGGCGCTATTCTGCTTTTGTAGTTGTTGAATTTCTCAATATTAGCCTCCGGCTGCAACATTTCGCCAGCTCCATTAGCTAGCCAATCCATATTAAGATCTGGGAATTTAGAATTCACTCTATAAGATACTCTTGCCGTGAATACACCATTCTTCCCTATGATAGGAAAGTTAGAGGCCACGTCAGCTTTGTCGCAAAATTCTCGTTTGGTAATTCCTTTATATTTAAGATACTCACGCAGTCTAGTCTTTGCGTTTTCGTTTTCGCTTACCTTTATAGGTGAAGAGATGAACATTTCCCCCATTCCCGTCCTAATATAACTTGGATTTACCTGCGGAAATTTTCTCGTTATAGCTTGCAAGCTTTTGGAAGATACACGATTAGTTATACGGCTGACGAAGCCATGTCCTAAGCCAACGGTATCCTCGAATTTTTCATTTGAAGTGTAACCCAAAGCAATGATTACAGCCTTCAGTCTTTCGTATGCACTATTCATAACCTAAAATTTAATACGCAGTAAGCGCATGTGTAACTTAATTTATGTAAACATTTAAAGCTTAAAGATAATAAAGGTTAATATAATATATTTAAGCACTATTTTATTTGCATGTTTGCAATACTTTTCTTATCTTTGCACTCGAAAACATTAAATATGTTGCAAATATACATAAATATATCGTAACTTGCAAGAAATTTAATATATTTTTTGTAATATTACATAAAAAGGTGAGACACACCATAAAAACTGTAGAAAGAATATGTCATTAAGCGAGATTAAGCAATTAGTATCAGTCGCATTTCAAGCGGGACGGATGGATGCCCAATTTGAAATGGGGTTGCGTTCCGACAGGATACGCAGAAAGGATGCCGAATGCTATCTCGCATCAAAAGGATTCGAAAAGCAGATGATTGACAAATGGGTCAAGAATAGGTTAATGAAAGAATATGTAGGTGATAGTAAAAACTCACCTAGATATTATTCTCTCAAAGAAATCAATGAACTTGTTGTTTCTTGTCAGATAAAGAAAATGATTATTTAAAATATACGACTATGGCAGAGAATAAGGCAGCGAAGCCTGTAGAAGGGCAGAGCGTAGAAATTAAGGATTATGAGTTTCGCCTCCTTGATGCGGATGAGATAGAAGTCCGTGTCGGTCAAGGTGGTAATCAGAAGTCACCGGACTGGTGTTCCTTGTTGCTTTACAAGGACGCAAGATGTGACATGAGACGATTAGATGAGAAGTTCGGCATCTATGGTTGGAAACGTAAGCATGAGCTTATTGGTCAGAACCTCTTTTGTACGGTTTCCGTTTATAAAGAAGGTATCGGTTGGATAGATAAACAAGATGTTGGTACGCCAAGTAACACTGAAGCCGTTAAAGGTCAAGCAAGTGATTCTTTCAAGCGTGCATGCTCTTGTTTAGGTATCGGTCGAGAATTGTATACTGCTCCCAAAAAGATATTCATCAACCTCAACCGAAACACCGAATATTCTCAAAGCGGAAAGTTGAAGACAATTTTCCATGTTGGATATGTAGGTTATACAAACAGATGTATTGCCAAACTTATTATTCAAGATGAGAATAACATTGTGCGTTGGTATTGCGGCATGACAGAACAAGAAGTTCTTGAATGGATGAATGAGCAGAAAGAAGTATATGGTTACTCTGAACCAGCCCCAAAGAGCGAGGAAGAAAAAGACGAAAATCTTAATGAGCAAAAACAATATGCTTATCCACAATTGCAACAGGCTCAAATTTGGGAGGACGTAGATAGAGTTTGGAACGGATTCCCAGACCTTCAGAAGTCCGAAGAGTTTAAACGCAAATGTGCATTACGAAAGATGGAACTCGCACAGAGCAAGAAGGATTTAAAAGCAGTTTATGATGCTTATCCCGAATATCAAAAGAATGCAGAGTTCTTAGCTAAGTTGACACAATTTAAATCAAGATTAGTATGATACAATTGAATAACAGTGGAGTTCTTTATGAGGACTCCACACATCAATACTTTTATGATGGTCGTGAATTAAGTGGCATTACAGGTATGCTTCATCAGTATGTATTTCCCAATATGTACTCTAACGTAAGCGAAGAGGTATTGAAGAAAGCTGCCGAAAAAGGCACTATTATCCATGAGCAGGTAGAGTTGTTTGCTTCATTGGGTATTGAGCCAGCCTCAGAGAGTGTCAAGGATTTTGTCGCTTATATCAAGAAGAATGGATATGAGATTATAGGTAGCGAATATGTCCTTCGAATCGGAGAAGACCATGCAAGTGCAATCGACTTGGTGATGCACAAGGATGATGCACCGGACGATGAGGTTGAGATTTGGGATATTAAGGGTACTTATTCCGTTAATAAGGAGTATGTGCGTTGGCAGAACTCGATGTATAAGTTCGGTTTCGAAACATTGAATCCTCATCTGAAGGTTACACGTATATGTTGTATGTGGTTGCGTGATGACGAGAAGCGTGGAACAATCTGTAAACTCATCCCATTAGGCAAGCCAAGACCTGCTAGTGATGTTAAAGAATTGTTCCGATGCGAGAAAGAAGGTCGTTTGTATAATGATGATACAAAAACACCTTATTACATTATAGATAACGAAATCGCACTCATGGACGTTCAAGAGCGCATTGCTAAATTGCAAGAACAGGAAAAGGAGTTGAAGGCAGCTATCTTTGATGGTATGTCAAATGACAACCTCACATCTTATAAAACTTCAATTTACACTTATTCCTTGAAGTCTGCTTCTGAGAGGGTTACGTTAGACACGAAGGCTTTTGATGCGGATGACGAAGAAGCTTACAACCATCTATTGAAAAAGTATAAAAAGGTAACTAAGGTAAAGCCTAGTTTGACCTTGAACAGAGTTGGATAAATTATTGTTTTATTAAATATTTTAAGTTATGGCTAATAGTTATAAAGGTAAGATTGTTGCTATCGAAGGCATTCAGTCTATTCAGAGACAAGGTAAAGAACCATTTGAAAAGAGACGTTTGATGCTTGATGCAACACGTTTCGATGGTTTGACAGGTGAACGTGGCTACGAAAAGCGCATCATCTTTGAATTCAGTGGTAAGAATGTACATGTACCGGATGGTTTTAATGTCGGGGATATTGCTGAAGTATTCTTTGACGTTGAATCATATCAAGGAACAAAGAAGGATGGCACAACAGACTGGTTTACATCTGTTCGTGGCTACAAGATGCAAAAGATTGAAGCACAGAACAATGCGCCACAAGGTGGCATGCAAGCTGCTGCTAATAATCCTTTTCCACCACAAGCTCCAGCCGCAGGTTCAGCACCAATTCCACCAGCACAGCCGAGTGGCACTAACACATCTGATGCGCCATTTTAAACTTATTATGGTGGAGAATTAATTTTCTCCACCTTTCATTAAAGAAAGATGGTATATAATATGTTGAATCCGGTCGAGCTTGAAAAGTTCGAGGAACGAACCAGGGCTATGATAACCAAAGCCAAGAAACTACAAGGTGATTATTATAATGAGAAGTTCTTTGTTGTTGACCTTAAAGAGAGGCAACAATCTAGGACAATCCAACAGAATGCTTATCTGTGGGTAACAATCACTTACGTAGCTATCGAAGAAGGATATACTAAGGACTATATCGAACAAGAGTTCAAACGTGTAAATAAGGATGTTTTTCTTAGGGAGCGTGAGAATAAACAAGGTAAGGCCTTCCAATATTGGAGGCACATACCAGACCTTGACAAAGAAGAAATGTCTTTATGTATAGACCGATGGCTTCATCATTGCTCTATGGAAAGAGGATTATACATACCTACTCCACAAGACCATGCTTATATGGTATGGCAGACACAAGTGGAGAGGCAAGCAGAATTAAATAAAGAGTTTTTATAGGATGCTTGGTGTCGTAGCTCAGTTGGATAGAGCAAATGTTTCCTAAACATTAGGTCGTGAGTTCAAGCCTCACCGATACCACATTCTCTAACATAAAAATAAAGAATATGAAATCATTAACAGGAAAGTATTTTATCGTAGGTGTTCGTTATGAGAAAACTCTAGAAGACGGAACGAACGCTAAAACTACAGAGCAATATGTTGTAGATGCCTTGTCATGGTCAGAATGCGAGGCTAAGACTACAGAAGAAATGGCGGTGTACACAAATGGTGATATGGAGATTGTCACTATGAAGAAAGCTGGTTTCTCCGAGTTGTTCCTTTCAGAGGTAGATAGTGAGGATAAATACTACGATTGCAGTATTAACATGATTACTATTGACGAAAAATTTGGCAAGGAGAGGAAGACCAAGGTTCGTTATCTTGTGCAGGGTGACACCATTGAGAAGGCTCGTAAGAATGTAGATGAGATTATGGGTAAGACTATGATTGATTACAATATTACAAGCCTTAAGGAAACATCAATCATGGATGTATTCTTGCATATGGGTAAACCAAAGGAGTAAGGCTTTTCATTTTTCTTATTATTTAATTAGTTTGAAATCCCCCTATGGGGTGGTGCTGCTTAGTTCAATGGTAGAACGTCCGCCCAAATCGGAAAAAGGTTGTGGGTTCGACCCCCACAGCAGCAACTATGACTTTTGGTTTGATAAAGGATAAAGATTATGGGATATTATGATAGATTCAACAAAGGTGGAAAGAAGCCTAAACACCAAAGGAGCGAGAAGCAAAAGTGGGTTGACAAGCTAGATAGGCTTATGTCGGTTTATATCCGCATGAGAGACTCTAGAGAGTTTCACTATAAGTACTTCAGATGTATCAGTTGTGGAAGAATATTGCCAATCGACCAAGCCGACAATGGGCATTATTGCGGACGAACTCATATGAGTTTGCGCTTTGACACACGTAATCAGAATGCGGAATGCAAACGATGCAACAGATTCTCTTCTGACCATCTTATCGGTTATAGAAAGAATTTGATAATGAAGCTTGGAAGATTGGCTTATTTGCAGAAGCATCCTCACGTTCCTTTAGATATGGAAGAAGTTAAGCGGCTCGGAGAGCAACAAGTTGATTTATTGGAGGTAATGAAACATCAAGCAAAGAATTGGTCGGTGTTTGAATTACAGGAACTCTATAAATACTATGCGGCTCTAATTCTGAAAATGAATGAAGAAAAAGACAATCAATAAGGTTTAAATAATGTTACTACATTAATAATAAACACTAAAAGGTTTGCATTATTGAATTATTCTTCGTAACTTTGCAATCGTCTTGGTGAGACACACCATAAAAACTGTAAGGTCATTTTTCTATTGGCTTTTGTTATGCATAAGACTTGTGCATTCCTATATAGTAACAAAAGTGATTTCATATTATTTGTGAAATGAAGTTTAAATTAAGACCATATCAAGAAGAGGCTAGCAAGAAGGCTGTTGAGTTTTTCTTGGATGAAAAGAAAAATTGGAACGCTCTGGAAGTGCTCCCTACAGCATCGGGCAAATCCTTAATTTTGGCAGATATAGCTGCTAGACTCAAGGATAAAGTGCTTGTGTTCTCTCCTACTAAGGAGATTTTGGAACAAAACTACAAAAAGTATTGTTCTTATGGATTTGATAATGCCAGCATCTATTCCGCTAGCTTTAAATCAAAGGAAATCAGCGATGTTACTTTTGCTACAATTGGTAGTGTAAAAGGACATCCCGAATTGTTTACTGACTTCAAGTACATATTGATTGATGAGGTTCATTTAGTGAAACCTGAATCCGGCATGTATAAGGAGTTTCTTGATAAATTAAAGAGCAAGGTCATAGGTTTAACCGCAACACCATTCCGTCTGTATTCCTATCAGAACTATGGTAGCATACTGAAGTTTCTGACAAGAAGTAGAGACAAGATTTTCAAGGAGCTAATCTACTATGTTCAAGTTGAGGATATGGCAAAGAACGGATATATCTGTCTTCCGAACTATTACACATGCCCACCACCACAATGGAACGAAGGAAACTTGCAGCTCAATTCAACTTGCCGTGATTACACTGACCAAAGTGTCAAGCAAGAATATGAACGTGTAGATTTGTACGGATGGCTAGTTAATGTTGTCAAAAGATTGCTTAATCCGAAGCGAGGTGGACAACGTAAAGGTATCTTGGTTTTTACTAAGTTCGTTAAAGAAGCTCAGATGCTGACCTATTCCATACCTAATTGCGAAATGGTCTGCGGAGAGACACCACCTAAAGAGCGTGAGGCTATCATCGAGCGATTCCGCAATGGGCAGACTAAGGTATTGGCAAATAGCCAAATCTTGGTCGTAGGCTTTGATTATCCGGAGTTAGATACTGTAGTGTATGCAAAGCCAACACGTTCATTAGCGCAATATTATCAAGTCGTAGGAAGACTTCTTAGACTATCAAAAGGGAAACAACCTTGGTTTGTTGACCTCTGTGGTACTTATGAGAGGTTCGGTAAAGTTGAAGACTTGAAATTGCTAGACCAAAACGGAAAAGGAAAGTGGGTAATAATGAGTGGAAATAAACAATTAACAAATGCATTTTTTTAAGATATGGTAGTAAAATTAGACGAAAAAGCATGTAGCTTGGATGCAGATGAATTGGTCGCTTTCGTCCGTCTGTCATTTAATACTGACAAAGACGGATATGTGTATGGGAGCAACAAGGAAATATCGGGAAAAATAGGCATGTCGGTGGCAAAGACAAAAAAAGCTATTGATGGACTATTTGAGAAACAAATGGTATCTATCGGAAACGGAAAAGTCTTTATTTGGAAGCATGAAGACAACATAGAATTTGCTGAAGGCGAAGAATCTAAACCACACAAGAATGAACCTGAACGAATAGCATTGAATAACGTCCCAAGTGTACAACAAGTGGATGATAAAGCAAAAAAGGTTTGCGAATATTTCAATAAGGTTATCGCTGGAAGAGGAATGCCTCTAGTTCATGCCCTGACATCGAGGAGAAAGTCAATGATTAATTCACGGCTTAAAGAATATGGGAGTGAGCAGATGAAGTTGATGATTGACAAGGCGGCAGCATCTTCATTCCTTAATGGTAGTAATGGATGGATGGCGAGTTTTGATTGGATTATGAGACCAAATAATTTTGTTAAAGTATTGGAAGGAAATTATGATGATAGAAAGCAAGGGACTAATAAAGACGCAGAGCAAGGCTATTACCAAGAATCAGCCGACCTCGTGCAGCGCCTCAATCAACAGAGAAAAGCAACGAATATTCAATGAGTACGGAACATTCGATAACGTTCTAATGTCTTTCTCTCCATCAAGCCAAGTAGGTAGTAAGATGCCAATCGGGAAAGCTTTTAAAAGCAACGCACCAACACTTACCTATCTTGACTTGTGTTATGGAGAAGGAAGTGCAATAACATGGCTTGTAGCATGGGTTTCTGATGTCTATGGTATTTGTGGCTTTGTAAATAATGAGGCTACTGACAATATCAAGATAATGACTGCAAATGCTATAAAGGATGAGTATTATTTCCTTAATCTGAACGAGCTGATTACTTTCTTCAAGATGTTTATTGCCGGAAAGTTTGAGAAATTCTACAAGAAGCCAAATCCGCAAGTTATAACAAAGAGCTTGAATACTTTCTGTTCCCATCGTATAGATGCCATAAAAGCAGTAGAGGCAAATATACAGAAAGAGAAAGAGGCTAAAGAAGATGAGGCTATCAAGCAAAATGCCATCACTTATGAAGAATGGGCGGCAAGAAAAAAAGCTAAGGGCGAGGAAGTTAATATAGAACTTATCGAAGACGAGAAAGGCAACAAGATTTTTCGGGTAAAAGCTCCTAAAGCTGATGTTAGATTAGACTCAGCTTATATGATAGTCAAGAATACAACAAATGCAGATTTTAAGGCTATATGCAAGCTAAGAGAATGTTTCGTTAAGAAATATGGTATAGACCCATACGACTTGATTAGAAGTTTAGGGAATAAAAAACTTAGAGAATATGAAGAAAGAAGAAATTGTCAAGGCAATCATTAAGAACCTTAGAGATGTAAATGGCAAAAAGTTCCGCAAGGATGATGTTCAAGCCATTGTGAATTATTTCATAGACCTCACAAAGCAATCGTTGCGCAACAGAGACCGTGTTATGATACGCAGCTTTGGAACATTTGTGGTACGACATAAAAATCCCAAGCAAATTAATTGCGTGCGAACAGGAGAGAAAACGATGACAAGGGAGAAAGACCATGTGGCTTTCATTCCTTCTAATGATTTTGACTTAGATTCAATAGTATAAAATGGAGATAGCAGAAATAGAACAGATTATAGAGGCTTGCAACTTTGATGTTGCTAGCCAGACCCAAAGAGCAGAAACATTCAACGTAATTGACGCTATTGTAGAAATGCGCAAATACGAAGGTCGTTTCAACGCCGAACGTTGGGAATATGAAAATGTTAACGGACGTGGTACGATAGAAATATATTCTAAACTCGTTGCCGGAACTCTAGAGGACAAATTAGCAGAGTTTGCTATTATATTATTCTCAATGGCCAATAAGTACAAGATGAATGTCAAATCGTTGAGGCTAGACCCAGATTCAATGAGAGACCGTTCCTTTGAAGACTTGATGATGTCTATGCTGAAGATTGAAATGACACATTACCGAGTGTTCAAGAAGATAATAATCTTGATTGGCATGCTTTGCGGATATTGCATGATGAATGGTATTGATTTGTTGTGGTTCGTTAACAAAAGACTTTTGATAAACATTAAATAGGCTAAAATATGAAGAAGTTAAAGTTAGTTTTTACGAGTACGGATTTCGCATCTTATACGAAGAGTACTATGAGTATGTTATGCAAGGTTCTTTTACGAATTCCTTACCTTGTACTTGTAGGCATAGTTAGTACAACATGCTGGGTTGCTAAGTGTATTGTAAGGTTCTGCAAGGAGTACACAAAGGCAGCGGTAATTATCGGTTTTGTTCTTTGCTTTATGGCTATGTTTGTTGAGTTTGTCTATTTTAAGATTCAACTTGCAAAGAGTTCGTATCAGACAAGTGAACTTATAAAGCGGAACTATGAGCTGGAGCAGACCGACAGATACGATTTAGGCTTCCATGATGCAATGGCAAAGAACAGAGAAATGCTTACACAAAAGATTGAACCATGACAAACGAATTCAATGCTGCGTTTACGAGAGCACAAGCTTTGCAGAGGAGGTTTAATCCAGCTTACATGAACTCCTTTTCGATAGCAATTAAATATGATAGCTATTACGAGGAATACATGGAGATTGAATTGAGAACAGATAATGATAAGTTCTTTATTTCTACATTGACATGCGTTTACGAAGAGGATTATACTCTAAGATTAGACGAATTAGAAAAAACAATAGATAAATTATTAACAGATGAAGACAATGAATAAAAAAGTTATTTTTGTAAGCCTGTTGGATATTATAAGTATTCCATCGGGTAACGAGCATCCTGTAGATATTACGGATTTTCAGCTAAAGCACGATTTCTTTAGAGCGTTGCAAGCAGATAATAATATAGTCCGTGTCAACATCTTAGGATATGACAAGAACCAAGTAATGTATTCAAGCGATATAACATTCAAGAAAATGGTATCGGTTATTTCATACGAAATTGCTATGTATACAGTTAATGCGGTAGTTCCATATTGCTCTACTGATAATATTGATGATACTTTTGTTGATGCTGCAAAAAGCACCGAGAGTATAGATTTTCTAAAAGACAAATCTAATTGGCTGATTATTGGGAACGATGATCTTGCTGATAAATTTGGGGTTGACAATATAACAATGGAGAATTTCGTCAATGGAGAACTTAGAGAATATTCTGAAGGAGCTAAGACAACAGAAAAGAGATAAACATATTAAACCGGAAATCTTGACCTTAGCAACCATAAAGAATAGGTACGGAAAAGACCCGTTACCTGAGTTGCGCAATTTATGGGCAAAAGGACTGGTTAAGAATTGTAGAACTTTAAATGATTTAGGCTTTATATACAATGGATAAGGAGTTAATAAAAAAGTTAGTTGCACAAGGCAAGGCTTATGTACTTGACTTGCGAGGTGGTAGTGTTCCTTATAAGGAAGGTAATGCAGCGGCAGTTGATTTTTACTGCCCACAAGATGTAGTGTTGAATATGCCTTGGGTGAAAATGGGTAGAGGTCACATCAACCTACATTTAGGAATTGAACTTCCTAAAGGTGTTGGCTTGGATATTCGTTCACGTTCTGGCTTTACTGACAAAGGTATGGAAGTTGATGTGGCCTTTATTGGCAAGAACGAAACACAAGTTGGTTACATGACTAATGTTAGAGCGGACATTGATATTTGTCTAGGTCTGGTCGATGAAGACTATAGAAACGATATTGGTGCGCTTTATAGAGTTAATTCCGACCGTTATATGCCGACAAAGGATAGCAAATTCAAACTAGATTCAGATTACGAATATTATGTTTTCGTAGTCAAGAAAGGCACTCGTGTTTGCCAGGGCGCATTCCGCAAGGTAGAAAATCCAGATTGCATACTTGGAGAGTTGAATATGGAAAATAATCGTGGAGGAGGATACGGACATGGTGGAACAAAATAACAATGGGTGTTGCGAATATGCTAACAAGTATATCTTTATGATAAGACGTTTGGCAGACATGATTGAATGCAAGGATAATGCCGCTTTCGTATCATCTCTAAGGGAGGACTTCGGAAAGCTCGGATTATTTTCAAGCGCAGCCAATTTCCTTCGTCTTATGTATGGGATACGAGCATCTTCTAAAGACAAAGAAACCTTACGAAGCCATATCAGCGTAATGGCGATGGAAGCCTTGCTTACGCTCTCTTGGTATATTATTTCAGATTATAACGACATCATCGAATCGCAAATCGAATTGTTCAAAACCAAAAATAAGCGGTATGGAAACGCATTTTCGGAATGTTTTGCTAAAGATGGTTATCCGTATGCCTTCGGTCATTTGCAAGAGAAGATTAATCGTATTTGCTCTTTGCTGACTTTGAACGAGGATGCTAAAGAAGAGCCAGTCCTAGACAGCTATAAAGATTTATTGGGGTATTGTATTTTAACACTTATCGAAATAAAATGAGATACCGAATAACAAGAATAGAAAAAGTTATCAATGGGCAGAGTTCGTTTGAGCACTGCTCGTTGATAGTTTCTAACATAGAAAAGTTTAGGAAACAAATAGATGCAGACGAGGTTAACTTCGTCTATGAAATGTTGGATTAAAAATAGAAAAGAATGAAAGAACCAGACATTGAAATGAATCTAAAGAAAATCATGGAACGCATAAAATGGATTAGAGAAACTAAGGCCATCTTATCCAAGGAAGAAATAAGTCTTTCCATTCCATTGATGCAAGATTTATCGCAAGTAGGCAATATTTACGATAAGTTTATGAGCTATCATGCCGGACGAAATTCCACAATGGTACGCAAGCAATTTATCTTTGTTATTCTTTATCTTTATTCTCCTAGTGCCCTTGGCGGTTCTAAAATGAGAAGAGGGTTAAGAGAAAAAATCGCTAAGGTTTTGGGGTGTACATGTTCTAATGTAAGCCATGATTACAAAAACATCAGTTTCTATTATGTTACTTACCGAAGTTTCCGTAATGACGTGAATGAGATATTGGATAAGCTATTAATAGATTTGGGTTTAAAAGAGATAGGGGAAGAATAACTTCCCCTACCCTTTTTAAAGCAGTCGCAACTCTTGTTTAATACCAAGCTTTTTTGACTCTTTATTAAAGAATTCTACTTTACGTTTTACTTTTTCTTTAAACTGCTCGAACAATGCAATTAAAGCTTCTCGCTCGGTATCAAAAAGCTCTTCTTCTCTAATTGTATGCTGTACGGTTCGTTTACAATGGTCGGGTTTGTATCTATAATCTATCCACCAACCCGATGAATTAAATTCGTTCCCCTCAAACCAAGATACGTTGCAGCATCCCTTTACTATACAGCGTTGTGGGGCATCAAACCATCCATCAATATACCAAGCAATATCACCATTCTTATATTTGGGTATTGGTCTTTCCTCTTTGTTCGTATATTTATATTTCTTCATATTCTCTTTTTTATTACTTATAGAAATCCCTATTATAAATACCTGAAAGCCTTTGCATATCTTCCTCTGTTATGGAGTATTTGTAGTTTAACTGATATTGAATATAGTCTCCATACTCCACATCTTTACATGGGAACAGCTTTCCGTTATCAATTCGTTTGAATATTATATTATAATCTGTCCTCACTCCCTTGTTAATAATTGAGAAGTGACTTCCTACAGACTCTCGTTTATCTATTACTTCATACCAAAAAGTTTTACCTTTATGAGACCTATCATTAATACCCATATAAGCAAAAATTCCTAATATAAAAAGAATAAATAAAAGCTTAAAAAAAATAGTTATCTTTTTCCATACACTTAACTCTTTATTATTTTTAAATACTTCAACTTTGTGAATCGGTATGATTCATACACCTCATCTACATTCACACCTGTATTAAAAGCAAGAATACATCCTTTGTCATCGTAGAACCCAAGGATAATATACTTTTCTTCTACATACCCTGCAACGTATGCACCAATATCATTACCTTTATAAAGAACAGGCTCTCCACGATACGCATTAAAAAAATCTTTATTTGTCATACGCTATCGCTATTTTAGTTCATCAAAGTCAAACCACTCTATCTTATCGTAGCACTCGTACAGAACTTCTATACGCTGTGTTCCGTCTCCTCTTGTGACAACCCATATATCGTCACTCATTGCTCCATAATGAAGAGCCGTAGGATTTACGCCTCTACCACTATATCGGAACATTACCCACTTTTTTAATGGTGGCTTCTCTTCCTTTAGGTCGTGCCATAATGATGCAGCATTCACGTAAGGAACGTTTTCTGTGTTACAATCAGTAACACCAATCTTTTCTGTACTGAACGTTACCCCGTTCAGCTCATTGTAATCTACCTCATCTTCATTGCTACAGATATTGAGATAAATCTTCTTAGGTAAATTCTTTATTTTCATATCCCTTAAACTTAATTTATGAATATTTACCAATTCCAAATGTCAGCGTATCTTTCATCTGGTGGTGTTTTAATCCTTAATTCCGCAACACTATAGTTTAACATTATTTATAAGTGCCTGAGCAACAAAAAGTTACCCGGGATTTTGCCATGTCAGAAATTTCACTTATCTTAGTGTTGCAAAAAGAAGACAAGCAAAACTCTAATATGACATGGCAAAGATACAAATAAAATCTGAGAAACTCACTCCTTTTGGAGGAATTTTTTCTATTATGGAGCAATTTGATGCTCTTTTAGCTCAAACCATAGATTCCACCTTGGGAT